TTACTTTTTTAAGGGACGGTTAAGAACATACTTCTGCGCTTCCTGTTCTATCTGCGCTTGTGTCTTTACAGGATTTTGACGTAGCCACGCTTCCAACTCTGCTTTCTCAAAATAAAGCATCTTGCCCTGCGGTTTGTAGTGCGGTATCAGGTTACCCGAAGTCAGTTTATACAGGTAACTTTTGGAAAGGTTTAAAAACTTGCTTGCTTCCTCGAAACTAAGCACGTTTTTTGAAAGGAACACTAAATTTTCGAGTTCTTCAACTCGCATCTCAATACTCTTACTCATACTATATAAGTATTTGCGTGAAACAATATGGAGTGCATGCCCTCCGTTTACTTGTAATCGATTACGGGGGCAAAAGTATTGAGTAATAGCTTGATAGCGGATTAAGTTATGTTTGAGGTCTTAACCTGTTCTTAAAGTTTTTTCAGTTGTTTGATATACTTGTCTATGATTGCATATCCTTTCACATGGTCTATGTCTTTCACATAATTCGTAGCTGTGGCTAAATCACCTTGATTGAGGTATTTATCCCTACTTTTGTCTTTGGAAAGAAAGAGTTTATGGTTGGCAATAACCGATTGCCAATTGGGGGTAATCAGGTTGCGATAGCTCAACTCTGAAAAAAGAAAAGCGAGATACCTGTTATTATTAGACCTGAATATGACTTTGGGCTTGCAAGAGAGTATCGCTTTCAGGTCGTCAGAAGTTACGGGGGCATTGAACATCTTAACCTCATTCATACATTCCGCAATCAATTCTATCTGACCGTCATTAAGAATTGATTCAAACTGATTTTCCGTTTCAGCGACGGGAGGTACGGCTATTACTGGAGAAACGATAGTTGGCTCCGGATTCAGTTCTACCTGTTCCTGTTGCGGCTGTGTTTCTACCTGCGCTCTATCCTCTTTCTTTTTTCGCAAGTATGCCGAATATCTTTCCAACACAACAGCTTTTACTGTCATGGAGAAATAAGGTAGTTCTTCATCGTAAACTGTATTATCCTGCGCATATTGGGAATAATTGAACGAAAGAGGAGAGAATGAAAGATATTTTCTTTTTTCATCAGGCTTCAAGGCTTCATAAAAACCGCTTTCCCAAAAGAAATCGGGTACAGAGTAGAAATTTTGGATGTCATTCAGTGCTGAATAACGGATATATAGTTGCGCTAATTCATTAACAGCATGTATATATTCCTGACGTTCCAGTTCATCAGCCTGTTCTCCATTCAAGTATCGAACCTTGACGATGATACTGTCTATCAAAATTTGGCAGGCATAGTTTATGCAACGGTTGAATATGCCTTGTATATAATCGAATTTTACTTTCAGTTCTTCTTCTGTCATAATATGCTCTGTTTCAGTTAGTAGCGGCAAAGATATATTTTTCCAGTAAAACATAGGCAAAAAAAGAAAGAAAGTGCGGCTATCAGCGTTCCGTACTTTCTTTCTTTTTAAATTAATCCGTTAAGTTTGGTATCAAACTTATCGCTTCTTCTTTCTTTTTATCTACAATCTTGGCATAAATTTGAGTTGTAGCAATGTTCTTATGCCCCAATAACTTGCTAACTGTGTATAAATCTGCACCTAATGTTAACATCATGGTAGCGTGGGTATGTCTTGCAACATGAAATGAGATATGCTTAGTTACTCCTGCTGCTTTCGCCCATTTTTGAAGTATATTATTTATAGTACCCTCATGTGTCAAAGGGAAAATAAAATCATCATCTTTCGCTTCCCCCCGCTGTGGCAGCCACTTTAAGGCTTCATCAGATATAGGCAAGTAAAGCGGCTCTTTGGTTTTCTGCATCTTTATTTCAATTCTAATCCTTTCACCGCTTTTCTGTAAATCACTCCATTTCAACTTTCTTATGTCGCTTACCCGTAATCCACACAAACAACTGAAAAGAAAGGCTTGCTTCATTATCTCATACTTACATTCAGTAGCTATAAGCAGTTTCAGTTCTTCTATCGTCAGATACTCCCTACGGCTCGCTTCCGCTTTTACCTTATCGGCAAAGTTAAATTCCTTAGTAGGATTAATGGTTATAATTCCTTCTTTAAATGCTTTATTCAGAGCGGTGCGCAATACTCCGTAATAAGCGACTACCGAATTATTACTTAACACTCCTCCTGCTTTTGCCAATCCGTATTTGCTTGCTTTCTTGGCTTGTTTTAAGAAATCCACAAAGTTACTAAGGAAATCTTTGTCTATATCACGGAAAGCGATATAGTCCCCTCTGAATAGTTTCAATTCACGGATAGTGTTACCAATAGTCTTTTCATAATTCAAGCTACCACGCTCTTTAGATTGGTTTCTCATGTTCACCAAATAGTCAATTACATTCGCTTTTGACTTATTAGTGTTCTGAAATCCATGCGCATCATTCTGTAGCTCTACTATCCGCTTGCTTTGAATCGCTTTGGCAAGAGCCAGCGTAGTTTCATTCTTTGCCTTATCTTCCCTTGTCTTTTCAGGAATAAGATAGAGTTTCAAAAACTCATACTGACGCTTACCGCCAACATAGTTTTCTTTCCGAATAACATCACCTGTGTAATAGTCCAAATATATAGACTGGTTACCATTGGCAAGTTGCTTAAACCGGATTCTTACAGGCTCCTTCAATTTAGCCTCTTGTTTCTTCTTCGCCATACTTATGTTTTTATTTTGTTACCGATGGCAAATATAGATATTTTTTTTGTTACTCAATGCTATTCAAGTAACAAACTGGTAACAAAATAAACGCATTTATTGGAATAAGCAGGAAAATAGGAAAAACAAAGGAAAAGTTGGGTACAAATAGCAAACACCTAAATATCAATAGATTATATTCATTATTTTATCTCATTCTTTCTCTTTTTCCACAACTGCCAGCTATTAATAATATTCTGCTACAAAACGTAAGATAAGTCCCCCAGTCCAACGATGAAGGTTCAGAGTCATTGATACTATAGCTGTCTGTTTTTTGAAAGAAAGAACCGTAGTATATGTTTCCTATATTACTATCATCCATCTCTTCTACCGACTGTAAGGTTTCCCAATTTTCCTTTGATTTAAAATAGGCTGACAAAAACACTGTATCATCAATTGTTTGCGTATAGTATTTATCCGGGTCTGAATTCTGATTTTCCAAATCATCATCATCTATCAAGTCGGGGCACAAATCGCCTATTGCATTGGTATTCGCCACTACCGTAACCTTATTATATACACTATCTAAGGATATAGAGCCGTTACTGCTTGATACGCCAATATCCATAATATTTTTGCTGCTTATTGGCAATATAGTATTGCTGCTTGTCAGATTACGTATATTGAACAAAGTGCAGTCAGTATATCCATTATCAATATACTCGTAGTCAATGATATAGTAAGCATCTTTCCACTGTATTAGCGTCATGCCTAAATATTCCACCAGCGAAGTAAGTACGTCCTTGCAAGTCATAGGCTCGTTCATTTCATCGAAAAAATTACGTTCATGTATGTATAGGCTTTTCAATATGCAAGCCGTTGCAGAGCTTGTTAACTTGTTACAGTTCTGAACATATAATTTCTGAACGCATTTTTGTGGGTCTGCCTTTGCGAGCACATTGCATATAATTTCAGAAAAAGAACGGAAATCGGCTTTTTCGCCCATATATGAATACTTGATATTATCCAAACATGCTATACTGTCTATCGCTTCTATATCCAACGTATCAAGTGAAATATAATCGCTTGAATACATATTGGGAGTGACAAAACCAAACCATTCAAGGGTATTCGTTTCGCGATTCTTTAAAACGACCTCAACGCCTTGATTTTCCCCGGTATATAAGTCTAACAGCAATTCCCTTGTTATAATACTACATACTGCATTCGACATTTTCAGAGGTTTATAAAGTCTGTCTGATTCCCACTCCACTGTAAATGGAGTACCGGACAAACGTATTTCTTTTGCCGAACCCGTATTTTTCTTAGTGTATATTTCAACCCTATACGGAGTATTATATCTACTCTTGAATTCCGAATAATATGCTAAATTCATTTTACTTTCTTTTTTTGGCTGTTATAATTTGAAAGGACACCTACCAAGTCTTTCCCATGTATTCTGAATGAAACCGCACCATTATTAGACGGCACATTATTAGAACCTCCATTTAACAATCTGAACAAGTTACCTTGCTGCACTCCGTTAAGTATCATTTCCCCGGTGTTAACCCGTGCTATACTCATGTCTCCGAAGGTTGACCCACCTTCTATAATACCACCATCTGCAAACTTCGGCAAGCTGGCAAACAAAGAAATGATAGACATTGCCGCACCACCTGCGGCAAGCCATCCAACTAAAGGTATTTGCGCTGCTGAACTTGCCGCCTCACCTGCTGTTTTGGCAGCAAGTGCAGGGATTAGTGCACGTATTGCAGGGATTGCCATAGCGATACTTTGCAGCAACGATGCACCCCAATTGAGCCATGAAGCTGCACCGCCATCTGTTGCACCCGATATAAATTGCATGGCATCACTGATTCCGTACAAATTATCTTGGTATTTTTCTAACAGATTGACGTCCTTTTTATCTATCGGAGACTGAAACTTAGGCAGTTTTAAACCTTCCAAATTCATTCCTTTATTAGTAATCCCAGCTATTTCAGACATAAGGCTACTGCTGGATTGTGGAAACTTGTTTTTGCCGTGTTCCGATTTAAACATTTCCTCTTTCAGAGAAATTGTCAAGTTTATTTTTTTTGCTTCCAGTTCGTTGATAGCTTGCTGTACGGCTACACGCGCCTGCAAGGTTGTAGCGTTTATCAATTCCTTGTTCTTTGCGCTTATTTGCTCACTCAATGCCGCAATAGAACCCGATGGAGCTACATCGGGTTTCTTATTTCTCGCACTGTTATTTGTTGCAGGATTACCAGCATACACTTTATATCCTTCCAAACTTTGTACGGGTGCAAATCCTTTGACAGCCTTATTTGAATTATTGAATTCGTTGGCAGTCTCGTTATACTCTCTACTTACAGAACGCAGCGAAGTTGTTAATTTCTGATATTCGGATGCCATATTTGCAATGTTGGTAAGCTCCTCATCCTTATACTTGTTTAACATTGCATTGACTATAATAGCTTCTCTTTGGCTCTCTATATTATCCTTTATCTGTTGGTTAATAGCCTCTATCCTTTTGGGGTCAGTGGTATTGCTTAACTCTTTGCGTTTTGCCGTGTCATATCCTACATAGGCATTATATCCATTAGAATAGCGTTGTTTTAATTCGCTTCTCTTTTGTGGGTCTGTAACATCTATTTTTAATGCCATTCTGACATCATCCATTGTTACTTTCAGTTTGTTGCCACCTATTTCCTCCTCAACAGATGAAGTAATGGCTTTAACCAAATCGGCTTGTAAAGTCCTATTAATTTCACTTTGAGAGCCAAGTGCCGTTCGCCAATTTCCAAATGCTGCAATACGCTCATCAATGGGCGCAAACTTATTTTTAGCAGTATATTGCGCTTCGGCAATATTACTTTCATTCTCCGCGCTAAAATAGCTATGACTAATTCGCGTATTTCCCAATTGGTCTAATGCCGCAATACTTTCTTTTGCCTTGCTAATAATGCCATCAAGACCGCCAAGAAAGCCCGTAAAATCACCAGTAGCCAATGAATAGAAAAATTCATCAACGGTGGTTTTAGCACTGCCAATAGTAGCCGCCCACGCATCCCCGGTTACTTGGCTTGAATTGATGGTTTTGGTAAATACTTCGGATGCACCAGTAACAACACCGATAGCGCCAGCGAATTTAAGCATACCTACGCCTGCGGTTTTAGCCATCCCGATTACGCTACTTTGATAGTCATTAACCCCCTTCTTTGAACTACTTAGTTTTGCATCAAAGTTATTCGTGTCTAACAGTAACCGATTTATTATATCTGCCATGTAATCAATTTTTATACATTCGTTCTACCTGCTTTGCTTTTTCACGTAACCGTTTCATCTCATCATCTGTGACCGTTGCGGCTTCCTTATCTTCTTCGTCCCAAGGAAAGCGTAATATATCTGTTTGTTCAAGTTTTTTCGTGCTATTCGATTGAGCTATGATATATCCGATAATACGGGTCTGTTCCCATGCTTCACGATTACGGAGATTAAATCCAGTCAGAAACGTTTTCACTTCCCCGAACGTCATTTTGTCAAGAAAATACGATGGTGATATGCCGCCAATCCCTACTACGCGCTCATAAAGTTTATGTATGCTTATCGGCTTCTCTTTTTTTTTGTGGATTTATCCGTTTCTTTACTGGCAAACTGCGCTTGTTTTTCCAGTTCAGAAACAACAAACTTTTTATATTCAGAGAACAAAGACGGGTTCGCATCGCATACGTCTATGAAGTCGGCAAACGACATGGAGAACGTTTCGTTGTTAGCCAGCAATGTGCAGTAAAAAAGTAGGTATTCATCTATAAGCTTCCCAAAGGTAAACGGTGCGCCTTTTATCTCTTCATATACGAAGAAATTCCGAAGAATATTTCTAAGGGTATATTCTAAACCATTGATTGTTATCTTTTTCATGTTGAATACAAATAATAGGGGCAGTTCTCACCGCCCCCGATTAACAATACATTTTATCCTAACGGGTTTTCGCCTTGGTCGCCATCAGAACCACCGCCACCATCGCCACCGTCACCGCCTGCCGAGCTGTCACCATTCGTAAGCACGCCAGTGCCATCAAGAGAGACGGAAAAGGTTGCTTTATCACCGTCAGAGGCATTCAGTTCAAGCGAAGTTATTAACGCTTTACCTTGATATGGTTTTTGGGGCAACTCCCAGCCAGCCGATGGCAACGAATTTCCACGGTTATCGGGAATACCGAAAGCAACATCCACGGGTTGCGCTGCAACCATCATGGCAAACAGTTTGTCATAGCCGTTAATGTCTGCATCCGCACTGAAGCAGTTTTCGCTAGAACAATTCCAACCCAATTTTTTAATGTCCTTTTCATTCCATATGCCACTATCCTTACTCTGTGTGTCAATTGTTTCGGCTGACATGCCGATTTTGCAAGACGTTGCCAATGCAATAGCCTTGCCGCCAACAAACAACATCAAATCTTTACCTAATACTTGTTTTGCTTTTGCCATATAATTCAATTTTAAATGTTTGGTTCTGTTTCAAACGAAAAAGTGAGCCGTTGTATGAAAGTATCTTCCGTAAACGTTTCATCCGTTGAAATTAAATTCGCATCAATGACTGAAAATCGTTTATAATCACCAGTTTTCTTGTCTATCAAATCGCGTACATATTCCGCAATGATAATCGAACGGGAATAATTGGAGTCTGCTACGATTATTTCAACTTCTACGTTATCGCCAGTGCTGTATCTGTCTTTTGTCGTATTCGGAATCAACGAATTCCGTTTGTACAAAATGAAAGGAAATGTAGTAGCGCGTAGTGTAGATACTGGAAATATCTTATCTCTAACAAGCCTTTTTTGGCTTGCAGAAGATGATAACTTTTCATATATATGTGTACCTATAGATATACTCATTTCTTGTTTACAATCTTTTTTATAGCATCTACTATATTCTGCTCCAACATACTTTCAGCCTCCGTTTTCTTTGCCGTAACTGCATCGCCAAAGAAATTGTACGCTTTCATATTACCCCTATTTGCCCCTTTCTTGGTAGCTCGTTCCGTTGTTCCCAATTCTATAAACCGAAGAATATAAGAACGGGAATCTTTCTTTCGCTTATCCAGCAAATCAATACGAGCACCCGAAGCGTTACGATAGACCGCTATATTTATATCGTTCTTCAGTGGCTTATGGATTATGCCGCCTTTCGTAACCGACTTATTAGCGCTCGGAAAGAGTGAAACCAAATTACTCTGCGCTCCCTTTCGTATGACTAATATCGATTTTCGCAAAGCTGCCTTTATAGCTTTCTTTGCTTCCTTGTCATTCAGTTGCGTTAGTAGCCGATTAATCTTTTCTACGTCAACTATGACTTTATACCCAGCCTGCGTTACTTTGCTACTCATTGATTAACTCTGCTTGTATCACCGTACATTGTTGTTTCCTATCGCGATTTATGGAAATTATCTTATAACTTCTTTCCTCATGTATAAGTATCATTTTTTCATGTATATCTTTGCAGTATCTAATCTTGCAAGTTATCGCCAATGGGTTATACACTTCACCATTGACAAGTTTACGACTGCCGGATGCAAATCGAACCTCCGCACGTTTGGATAGCACATCTACCCACTCATCGGAAAATCCTCCCATTTCATCCCGTGCCGTTTCCGTTTCTTGGAAACGTATAATCTCATTAAGTAGTCCTGCCTGCATTATTGATACTTTTTAAATGGTCTGATAAGATATGCCAGTGTATAAGGAATAACGTTGGGCGTGGCAAATGAAACGGGTTCACGATTAGCGTAGAAGTTTCCTGCCAGTATCTTGATAGCATGTTTCAACATCGGATTCAATGCACCGTTTTCCTCATGTTCTGAAAGTGGCGCATTAATAGCTCTCTCTACCGACATTTGAGCAACGGTAACAATATCAGCCAGATATGTATCATCATCGCTAAAGTCAATATTGAGATGCTTCTTTATTTCTTCGAGTGTAATATATTCTTTCATAACACATTTTAAAAAGAGGTGGAGATATTGAAACATCCCCACCTCCCAACAACTAATATAGAAATGATGAAAACAAAATTGCTTTATGCAGCCTTTTTCTTTGCAATGGCAAAGGCTTCTGTACGTGCCGTAACCAAATCGTAATCAGTATTCAAAATGAAGTTGACTACGTTCGACTTGGCATCTGTGTACGGGTCTATAATCAAGTCCATTTCGCCAAATTGACCGATGGCTGAATAAGAGAACACACCGAACCCGATTGTATCAGCATCCATGTAGTTGGAAACAAGAACCGGATAACCGTTAATCATTCCATCCTTGCAAATCATTTCAGCCGAACCCTTTTCCTTTGGGGTTGTTTTCAATGCTCCGTAAACCTTCGGAGTACAAACATAAGCCGCTGTACCGTCTGTTACGTCTGCACCGTTATCCATTACGGTAGTTTCCAATGCTACGACATTGGCAAATGTAAGTGCGGTATCGTATTCTACATCTGCCTCCGTTTTAACGAAGCATCCATCGGTCGCACCTGCCAACTTTGTACCGGAAAGCAACCATTTGTTCAGCAAACGAGCAACCGCCTTTGAAAGCTGTGTTAACACGATATTCTGCAAATCGTAATTGGTTTGTTTGATGGCAGTTCGGGAAACCGGAATAGACACAGATACACGTTTGGGAGTTGCCTTTACCTTACCTATATTCAAATCACTGTCTCCGATTGTAGCTGTTTCGCCTGCGATGGATGCCTCGACCGCTTGCAATGTCGGAAAAATGAATTCGCCTGCCAGTCCGCTTTGCATCTTGATGCCCAATTTGTCAAGAATCAGCCCCTTTTCAAGCGGTTCAATGACTTCGCCAACTGTAACGGGCACGGTTGCATCTGCGGTAGTGATTGCGGAAACCTCGGCACGGGTTACTACTTTAATGCCATTCTCGGAAACGATGCCTTTGTAATCGGTCAAAGAGCGATGGTTTACTACATCATCAACCGCCTTTGCAAATAATACTGCACCGGACATTCCACCCAAATAGTTAGGCTCGTTATCCAATCCTCTACGCTCTTCTCTCATCTGCAAAAGTTCCTTTTCGTTCTTCAACGAATCAAACTCTTTTTGCTCCGTTTCATTCAAAATACGCTTTTCAGCCTCCGCTTTATCAAGCATTGAACGCATCTGTTCTTTAATCTCTGCAATTCTTACGTAGTTTTTTCTCATAACTAAATGAATTTTCTTAAATTATTAATTTGGTTTATATACTCAATGTCTTTTTGTTCAATGTCCGAAAGGCTTCTTACCGTTACGTCCGTGTCGAAATATGCCGGGTCTGCAACAATGGAAACATCAAACAACTTATCTATTTTGTGAACTGTACGGAATAAGATGCCATCTTTCCGCTCGTAGGTAACATTTTTCTTTTCATCCGTCCAAAAGGCGAATGAAGAACCGAATAAGTCGCCTCTGTTAATCATTTCTATTGCATCATTTCCGCATTGCGTGTTAGGCGCATCAAACTTGTATGCCAGTCCGTAATCATCAACGGATAGAGCCAACGAACCTGCACCCATATTTGACCGCGCCAATAGCCTTTGTTTGTTATGCTCCATCAAGGCTTTTATGTCACAGCTCCGTATTAGCTCATCTGTGATTGCACCTTTTTCTATAACTTCAATGAAGAACTGTTTTTTCTCCACATCATATAATATACGGGACTGTTTGCCGAACACAGAGCCGTAGCCTTGTATCGTTCGCCCGTCTATTTTCGGAGATGCCTCTTCCGTGTAGCTTCTTATTTCCATTATCTTTTTACTATATGATTTTTATTCATCCTTTGGTAGCTCCTTATTTTGTTCTCCGTGTATCTTTGCGGAATTGATAGGCGCAACATTGCAGCTAACCATTACCGTATCTCCACCGTCAACGGGTGCGATGCCTTGTTTCATCCGTAAATGATTCGTCGTAAATACACCAAGCTCATACATGGACTTATCATAGGCTGCACGTGTTGTTAAGTCGGTTTGGTACAATGCTTCCAAATCGAAGTTTATTTTATAGACACCGCTTAGTTTATCCGGTACTAACTTAGCGTTGAACTCCGCTTCTATCTGTGATAGTATAGGCTGTAAAGTGTCCGTCAAGAATGATACCTGCCCCATTTCGGAAGCTTTATAATTCGTGGACTGTCCGGCAAAAGCCTTATCGGGATTAACGCCATAAAAACGGCACACATCCAATACTGAAAATTTCTTTGTTTCAAGTAGCTGCGCATCAACCGGATTTATAGATAATTGTTGAAATTTCAAGTCCTCCGAGATGGCTATAATATCTTTACCGGAGTTCAACTGCGCTTCAACTCTATCGGCTACCGGAGATGTTTGCTCAAAATCAAGCGCATCAATACCGGACATACCGCCACTTGCGCCATAAAGCAGGGCTTTTACTTTTGTTCCGTTCTGAAACGTCTGCAAGTTTTGATTATCTGCACTTGCTGAAATGGAAAGTATGCGTGAGGCGTAATAAATTGTACTGACACCAGTATAACCGCCATCCAGACTTTTGTTTTTCAAATGAATTATATCATCCGCATCATACACACCGCTAATATGATTGATGCCGTCAGAAATCACATATCTGTTTGAAAACTTATCGTAGCAAACAGAGTTGTTTGCGCAAAGTATCAGTTCTGAAACCTCACCGAAAGAACGTCTTATAAGAATGTAGGCGTTCCCATTATTCACCATTTGAATGATGGCATTCTGCATAAAATCGAATGAGTTAAGGCGCTTGTTCGGTCTGCGAGTCAATACGCTATGCAGTTCGTTTTCACAATCAATAGAAAAATAACCGTTTTTCTTTCTCTTAACCTGCAACGGCAATGAGGCTATTGTGCCGGACAATATAGACACACAACGGTAAACTGCTGCAAGCTGCATTGCGCTGTTTGTACTCGTTACATCTATAGGCTGTGACGGTACAGACGGCAGACGGGCTTGTATTGCCTTTCCTGCTCCTGCACCAGTATCTACAGACCTCTTTTGTTGTTTTCTCCAAAATTTGATGTTCATGTTTTTATTGGGTTATGTTATTGTATAGATAGAATGTCATAAGGTTGGTTATTGCGCCATCTATCTTTAAATTATGTGTTTTCTTTATAGGCTTTTTGTTCTCGTTCCTATCCTCATCCAGTACCGCATTTCCGAAACAGTAATAAGTGATAGGGTTAGGAGAAAAGGACATTAGCCCACGCTTCACAGCTAATTCAAAGCTTTCTACGGGGCTTGTAAACGTGCCGTATGTCTGCTTGACTGGAGTCAGTATCTTTTTTGCACCGGAGGCAGAAAGCATATTAACGAACTCTGCGGAACGATACGGGTCATATCCGATACCTAATATTTTCACAGCCTTGTTTCTCGCCAATATGTCAGCTACAATTTGTTTATAGTCTATCACATTGCCTTTGCAAAGTTTCAGATGCCCATCTTTAGCCCATTTCTCATAAAGCTCACGGTTCGGATGATTAGGCAGTGCATCAGCAGGGAAATAGTAATCAGTATGCGAATGAAACGAACGGGATGCAGCCGAATAAAGCATGTATGTGACAGCCGAAAAGTCGTCACACACAGACAAGTCAACGGCAACCATACAAGGCGGACGGTTCGCCAGTTTATCAATGTTTATATCTTTTGTAAGCGCCTCAATATCGGATGCAGAAAGCCATATCTTTGCAGTATTCTGCACGAATAGGTTAAGCAGTTTCGTTCTGAACTCCAAAGCATCATCAGCACTTATCAAGGCTTTTTGGTACTCACTCACATAGAAATCTTCATAAACGGTTATGCCCATGTGAGGCTGCACCTTATGCCATGTGTGAGGGTCGCTTTCTTCATCGCCTGCATCCGGCTCAAATATATGGGCAAATACAGCATCGTTAACAAGTTCATCACGTAATATCGCCTTGTAGTTCTTTAGCATATCAATGAACGGGCATTCTTGTTTGTCGGATGCAGTAGTAATTACAATTGTTAAAGGGTTGAGCCGTGCGCCCATTGAAGACGTTAATACATTCTTCAGTGCTGCGCTATCGGCCTGCGAATATTCGTCCAGTATCACCGTGCTCGCATTTAAACCGTCCAATTTATCGGGATTGGATGCCAAGCAACGGGCAAAGGATGTTTTACCCTTTATTCTGTTATAGATAATCTCTCTGTTAATGGTAAACCTGCGTAGCTTCGGGTCTAATGCCTTTAAAATGTTGCGAATTTCATCGAAGCATACTTTCGCTTGGTTATACGAATTAGCTGCTACATAGGTCTGCGCATTAGCATCACCGAATAATAAATCATATATAGCCAAACTCGCTACACTCGTTGTTTTGCTGAATTTACGAGGGACGAACAACAGTGCTTCACGAATGACACGTTTCTTTGTTCCGGTATGATAAAAGCCTAATATGTTGGCGAACTGGAACACTTGTATAGGCGTTAGCTTGTACCTTGTCTTTCCTTTCGTACCACTGAACTTTAGACTTTCATAGAATACGATGAATTTGCGTACTTCGCTCATTATGAAATCGTATGTATCAAGAAACCGAAAGAAACGGGCTATCGAAAGAAGTTCATAAAGATTATGGTCATTGGGATTATTGATACAGCTACGCACATACGAACTTAGACGGCTATCTGCCTTTTCCAAGTTGTATGAAAGTACATCAATACTACGCAATCTTTTTGCAGTGGCATCTTTTAACCGTATCAGTTCATCTTTAGTTAACATCGCCTGCCTCGTTTACCTTATTGATTAAGTCGTTAACCTCATCATCTTCCGTTGCTGTAAGTGTCTGCAACGTCAAACCAAGTTCGCGCAACTGCTTACGGGTTGTTTCCAAAGCATCAAATAATACTTTGAATGCAGGATGTGCTACGAGTTTCGTATTTTCTTCGCGTGTCTTTTCTTTCACGAAAGATTTCATTCGGCTTTTAGATATGTCAGATAGAGCGATACGGAATGCCATGTATGAACCAGCGCAAAGCTCTATGCACAAATCCAAGTCGGGCGTATATGTACCCTGCGATGCCATCGCCTTGCTTATCTTATCTTTTATATCTTCTAAATCACCCATTTTATGCGCTTTTTACACATAACTTTTTATTGTTAGTATTTGGTAGCGCATTAGTTACGGATAAATGAAGCATCCCCCCAGCGCCCCCACCATCTGAAAAAACTTTGCGCGTGTAACTATTAGGGGGAGTGGGTTTAGACTATACAGACAAGAAATAAAAAAACGCCCCCCCTTGCAGCAATAGTATAACCATCCGCAATAGCAGTAAAATGGAAATTATTATTTGCTTTTTAAAATTGGAATTTGTTTCTTTGCAATAAAAGAATAAACCTTTATATTATGGAAACGGATACTATTTTAAATTACACATACAGTTTTCTGCAAGGAAGTTTATATTTCAATTGTGTTTGTCTTGGACTTGCGGTGATATCGATTATATTATGTATATACTTCTATATTAAAGCAAAAAAGGTTAAGCAGCCTACTTATGCTGTTAGAACAATAAGACTAATTGAGCCTAAAATTAAAAATATTGGGAATATCAATATCTCTTACTTAGAAATATTCTTAACCTTCTTTAAAATATACACTTAAATATTTTATAATCAATATGTTATAAGAAAGGTGATTTTAATGAAGAAACAAATAAGGAACAAAAATAGGAATTAAAGTGATTTCTCATTTTTCTATTTGCACTCTGTTTCTTTCTTTTCGTTTGTTTGCTTTCAGAGTGCATTCCGAGCAATTTTATCTGCTCTCATCATTCGAAGAATTTGCTCCTAACTTTAACTAACAAATTATTTGCAGCTCATAAAGAGAATACAAATTATTATCTCTTGAAGTTGTATTGCTTGTAGCAAAGATAATCTTTTTTGTACAGGCAGCCAAAAATGCCTGCCTATATTTAGTTTAATTTAGTTTAGCATATATAAGGCTAACAAACTAAACCAAACTGGATTTTCATGTTACTTTTTGTGATTTTCCCATTGTACCCATACAGCCAAAAGAGAAGATAAGCTCTTGCCTCTTTTCTCTTTTCGCTGCGATACTCTTTTACTTCATAGCTACCTTTTACACACATCCGTACCGAGCAAACTCCCACATGCTCGCATATCAACTTTCGGTCTGCCTGATGGGAATTGTGTCGCAAAGGTATTTGCCATGTCTTTATTGTATGCAAGGTTGTAACCTGAAGTTTCACTACAAAATCTCCACGCTCCGCTTCGCAGAGGTAGTATTTTGTAGTGAAACCCTGCATACATAGCCATGCCACCTGTTGAAGCGACATAATTTCAATCAAGCCCGAAAGTAAGTGAAATGCTACAGGAGGGAAAGTAACAAACTTAAAACTTGGTATTTATGGCAAATTATGCAACCAACATTTTCCACGCAAGAACGGAAAATAAAACAGACCTCGACAAAATAGAGGCTTTCTTGGATGACACTTTCAGCGAATTTACCAATCGATATGGTGATAGTGTAGATGCATAATTTTCCTCTCGTTGGGTGTATCCAGAAGAAGAAATCAAAAAATTGGTAGAATCGTTGGAGGACAAAGATAAAGTCTATATCAAGATTCTAACCTATGAATTTGAAGACGAGTACGTGAGCTTTAGAATATTCTCTCAGGGAGAATGGAAGGTCAAATTAGTAACTGAATGAGTAGAAGAAGATAAAGTAAAATTATGGTCTATCCTACACTTTGCTTATTCTATAAGAGACACACGGATGGAACGATTGTCGGTGATTTCGACAACAAAATCACTGTTCGTTTCATCTGTGGCAAAGAGAGAGTATTAAATACTGTGATGAAGTAATTTTTACAATTTTACAACATAGAAACCATGACACAGATAGCAATGAAATTCGTCCAATGGGATGTGCCCGAATTGGAAAAACTGAAAGATAGCAAGGTTTACAAATTACGGGAACGTCTTGATAATGGCGACAAGTTGAGTCGGGAAGAAAAGAACTGGCTCACCCGCAATGTGAAAGAGTGCTGCCATTTCAAAAGAGGTATCGCTTTAATGGGCTACCGTTTTGACTTCTCCGATGTTCTCAAACGGTATTTCGTGAAACAACACGGACATATTGCTGAATATTATGCCATTGACAAAACCGCACTACGTTCTGTCCTATATGGTCGAATTGAAGATATAATCGAATGTACAATAAAAATCAAAAGAAGCATGAAAGTAACAATTGAACACAGCTTTTGCCCCTATTGTGACGAGGTAACTGAACTTTATTTCCGAATCATTAACACGATTCTTTTTTCTGGCAATGAGGCGGAATTGCGTGAAAGCATGAGACAGTTGGAGAAAAAAACTCCACTTGATGAATATTTCACATACGGTTACGGTGCACGACACCTTTGGGTTTGCCAGCGACGTCCCAGCGACAAAACCAAAATATTCGAGCATCGTATTATGATGGTTGAATTTCAATGACACCTTGGACAAATATCATCGACTGGCTGGAATGGAATCACCCATTTCAGCCTTACTTCCATTTTCCTTTTATAACTTTTTCTTTTGGCTGCGCCACTCCCTTTTGTAGAAACCAGCCATTCGCACAAAGCGAATTGGAAACCACTTTGTGAAAAGTCTGGTTCTTCCTGCCGTTTTTCCTTCCAGTTCCATTTTTTTTCGATGCGGATATCACTATCCTCCAAGGATGGGCTACCTACGCTTCTGTCCACTCTTGGCTGACACATTCCTTATGCAGTGGCCTTTTTTCTGATTGGATGGTATTCTGTTTGTTACAGTCTCAATTCAAGCCAGGCATGTCTCGCTTTGGCTTTGCTATTCTTCACTGACTTTCGGACGGATGTCTCGCCTTTGTGCCGACATTTGGATTTGCTCTTTTTCCTTATCATTACCGGTTTACTTGTTTCCCATTTTCCATAATCGCTTTTTATCGAAGCAATCATCATTTTTCCTCTGCAAAGATAGTATGCCGACGGGAACGACATGGTTGTCTTGACCAATGGCGTAGCCGCTTCAATCTTCCTTTATCGAGCCTTCGATTTTACCTGTGGCTAAAAATAAAGCGTATTGACGCGCTATCCTTGGTGCATCCCTTAAACGACATCTACTTTTTAGGCAGTGTAAAAATTGATTTAATAACTTCTAAAAGCAATTCAACATGAAAAAGATTGAAAACAATTTCACAGTAACCGGATTCTTAGGTAAAGACGCTGAAATCCGAGAGTTCACCAACAGCAGTGTCGCACGTTTCCCATTGGCCGTAAGCCGTCAGGAAAGGAATGCCGAGGAAACCAACCGCATTTCAGCCTTTATGAATATTGAGGCTTGGCGTAAAAACGAGAATACTGGGTCATTCAACCAACTGACCAAAGGTACGATGCTCACCATTGAAGGCTACTTTAAGCCTGAAGAGTGGACCGACAAGGTCGGTGTGAAGCACAATCGTGTTGTTATGGTGGCTGTCAAGTTTTATCCTCCTATCGAAAAGGAGGATGTTCCTGAAAAGCCGGTAAAGCCCGTGAAAAAAGGCAAAAAATAATTCTTGCCTTATCATGAACAAAGCGATCTTTTGGTCGCTTTTGTTTTGCTCATGACCGGATTAATACGCATCATACTTTTATAAGTGACTGTTGCGATGCCAAGCTCCAAATGAAATCTTCACCCGGTAATACTGTTATACTTAGCTCCACTTGATGAACAGGCAGATTACGATTTTCAATAGAAAAAAGAAGACTCTCTCAATTCCATACCTCTGAGCAGCTTTCCAGTCCCTCTTATAACCATATTTCTTCCCAAAAGTGAGGTTACGTCCGCCGTCCATTAATTTTACAGTGCGAAGTTAAGTCGGACGTGAACCTGCAAGGCGCGTTTCATTTGCAGTCAATGCCGTTCAAATGAAATCCTTCGGATTCCGCTTCCTCCTTGCATTGTTCCCTTCTTCCGCCTTGTGGTTTGCACGTAAAATCAAATCCCACCGGACGAGGTAAAAGCCTCTGAAGGGAAGGGAAAATAAAAAATTAGAATGTATGAAACAAATAATTTGGTCAAGTGATGCTCTATTGGATGAAACAGCAAGAGAGTATTATCAAAATTTCAAGCGAGAAGAACTGGACGATGATGCCTACAAGGTCAGCGATGAAGAGTGGTCGGACGAAGTGTATAATGAATTGGGGGATGAGCGGCAGAACCTAAACAAGGATGTCAATGGAGTCATTATTGCATTTGGAGATTTAGGATTGTGGAACGGACGCAAACAAGGCTATCAAATTTTGGGTGACAACATTGCCGGGATATTACAATCTACACAGTATGATGCAGAGTGGTACGGTGACGGCTACGATATACGAGGCCGTATGTCGCACCATGATGGCACGAATTATGTTTTGTACCGTGTCGCTGAAAATCGTGACGACGCAGAACGGATTGCCGCAAAAATCTACAACTATGAAATTGACGAGAATGGTTTTCGCCAAGTTACACGTTCCCTCCACCCCTATGTGGCCGCAGTGTATGGCTGGAAAACTCTACAGGACAACCTCGTTCAGGTAAAATAGCCTGTAACCTGTACTTAAACAAATGCCGTAACGCTTTCTCAAGAGGCTGTTACGGCACTTGTGTTTTATGCCGTATATATTCTGCATAAAATGTGGTGGGAAACTATTCCTTTTTACACATTTATGAATGTTCCCGCCCAACTGTTGTAGGTGGCCGCTTGCGCCAGTTTCCTTTTTTAGACTCCGGCCCTCCTTTATAGCCCCATCCAGCTACCCCCTATATTTCTATCCCGCAAGCCTGGTTATTTCCCTGCAAAATTCGATTGCCGGCTGTCCGTCCTGTCAAGGACCGCTGACACTTGCTGCTGTAAAATCTTCCTCTCCGAAATATCGAAGAGTGTATTTTCCGCATCCTCCTTGCCCGTTCTGGCCGCCAATCCCGTGGGCAGAAAAATAATCAACCTTTCGGTACAGGAAGTATCGAAGGGAAATAAATAAAATATTAATCTTAAAATTTGAGGCATTATGACATTCAGAGAATTTATGTTAGAGAACGGTTATGAATTGCAAACAACCTTTTGGAATGATTTTTCCATTGCTGACCGATTTGGTCTTTCGGCGATACAGGACACTTTCAACCGTGCTTTTAAGGAGTGGAAAGAGAACTACAAGTATCTCACGGAACTGGTTTTAGTGCTTAACCATAAGATATGGCAGTATTATGAAACAAGGCCGGAAATTGCGACATTGTATAATACCCTTTGGGCACAAGCCAGTCAATATGCAATGGAGTATCTGAAAGATGACGAGCTAAGCTATTATTATGATGTAACGGATTAAATGTCCCAGCTCCTCCCACAGGAACAAAAGAAAGCCGGCTTTTGTCGGCTGCTCTTTGTGGTCATTCCCTTTTTTATCACTCCGTTTTACCCTTGTATAAAACGAAATTATTTCGTTTCAGGCTGCTACCAGTCAGGACTTGTTTTTTCCTGTGCAAAGGTATTGCCACGGAAAAACATTCAAGTACCGCTACGCTATTTGAACACAATTTTTCAGTAGCTTTCCCGATTTTCAATCGCTCAAATGTCGTATACGCTCCATACCGCAACTGTAAAAATTCTGTCCAAATTCCTTGCCTGCTTTTCCTTAAAGGCAATCTTGAATGCACGTAAAAATCAAATCCCGACTGGAGAAGCCTAAAGGCTTCCGAAAAAAGGGAAAAAAAGAACATGATGTTTAATAGCTAAATTTTAAAAGTATGGAAATTCAATTTGTGATTGTTCGTTCAGAAAATGCAGAGTATTTGTGTCACAATGTAAATGGAACGTATGTGGATGTCAGCGACCCATCAACAGAATTTGTTTCTGGAGAGGATGATTTTCGCTTGGTAGAGCCGGACAGCTCCCTAACGCGGAAAGAATACGAGTTTCGTGGAGAACGCTTTTATCTCATGCCTCAATTTTATGGCAATGGCTGGTTAGCACTTACTTTGCAAAGTGTGGAAGATGAAACAGAGTATATCGTGCTATCCGTCAATTTGGAGAGCATGGATGCACTCGATTTGCCAGACCGTACATTTATTGATGTGAATCATTATCCGGATGCAATGGAGTTTCTGGAGACAAATAATTTAGCGACCTATTCAGGTTACAAGCGTAGAAGCGGATTTGTGGAATATCCAATGGCGGTATTGAATCTTCCTTTGCTTTATCAGCACGCCCCGCAGATTTTCCAAGAGGCGAATATCGAATGTTTTTAAATGGTTTTCTGAAAGTATGGTACTGATGACTACCAAAGAGATACCGTATCGGTTAAATCCTATCGGTATGGTATCTTCTTTTGCCCGAAGACAGGTGGCATCCCCCTTTTTTACAGATTGCTCCGTGCCCACTTTTTTAATTTCCTTGTTTCCCTTTTATAGCAGCGTAACTGCCTGCTTCTCTTTTACAGCCCTTATGTAATGAATGTTGATGTTTCCTGTCGTTATCCAGACTTTCGCCCGGTCTTGTTTTCGTGTGCAAAATTACGGCGAACGAACGCTATCCAAGTATCGCTACGCTATCCGAAATGAAATTTGACGTAATCTTCCTAAATCATAGATTTCGGTATTCATAAAATTTCATTTCCGATTCCTTGCACTGCGTTCCTGCTTCGTCGTTTGGGACGCACATGAAAAACAACCCTTCCGGCAAAGTCGAAAGACTTGAAAAAAGGGAAAATAAAAAACTTAATTAAAAACGAAAACGAGTATGACAATAGAAGAAGTATTACAGCACGATTTAAAATTCAGGTATATGTTATTGGGTCGTTTGCAAGCCGACTGTGAATATTATCTTGGCTTTGGAAACAAAAGTTCTCGTCGTTTGTGGGCTGGTTCTGAAAAGACACAAATTGAATACATGACGAAAATTCACGACAGCTTCCGAGAAAACGAAAAACCCGAATGGCTGACAATGGAGCAAATCAAAGAATACAGCAATGCTATGGGAGTAACACAAGAATAATTCAAAAAAAATACCGTAATGACCTTTAACGGAGGTGTTGCGGTATTACAGTATTACAAATAAGGGTCTGAGTTTGAGAACATACCCTCTTATAATTGAGAGGGTAATAATAATCCCTCTTTTATAATTATATCATTCTATTCCTTTTTTATATTTCTGCAAAAGGAATAGCATTCTTCTTTTATATTAATTATTTTTCATTTTATCTCCCATCTATTCTTCATCCTATCACCGGTTTGGTTTTATCAGATGCAAAGGTCGGCTATCGCGCTTGATCCTGCTACTTGAAGTGTATTTCTTACAAAATTCTTCCTTCCTGCGCAAGAGTAATTTGGCAAGAAAAGTTGCCGTATGAAGCTGTATCGACATCCGTTTACCGCATCCATAAATCCCAAAACGGTTCAATCAGTAAAGAACCGACAATATGGGAAATAAAAGTTAATACTAACCAATTCTTTAAACATTAAAATCATGCCTAATTATGTAACAAACCGTTTAGAAATAAACGCAGACAGAGAAACAGTACAAAATGTGATGGATTTCTTAAAAGGAAAAACTGATGAAGACAGTACGCCTTGCTATATTGACTTCAACAACATTATCCCTATGCCAAAGGACTTACTGATAGAAGCGTCCACTTCTGGGGAATTTGGTATGCAGTATATCATAGCACAGCAACGTAAACCGTTCAATTCACAGGACGACCTGAAAGTCATTCAATGGATGGAAATTCAGAAGGAAAAAGTCAGGGAAGAAGCATTACAACTTGGAATGACATATCTGAGAAACTGGGGAAAATACGGTTATCCTACTTGGTATGAATGGTCTATTGCCAACTGGGGTACAAAATGGAATGCCTTTAATCAGAATTTTGAAGAACCGAACGTGCTTTGGTTTGATACGGCTTGGGAAGGTGTGCCGCTGCTTATCCAAACACTCTCCGAAATATTTCCGGACGTCGAGTTTCAATATGCCTATGCGGATGAAGACCTTGGTTCCAACGTGGGCAAAGGGACTATCCGAAATGGAGAAACCGACATGACATTCCCCGATAACGGAAGTAACGATGCCTTTGAAATTGTCTTTTTCGTAAAACCGGGATTAGAGGAATACTTGGAACTGACAAACGAGGGGTATAGGTGGAAAGCCTAAACATCTCCGGACAGACAATATCCGACATGTATTCAGGGTATATCTCAACCGATATATCCTGGATTCCTGTTGCCGGAAGCTCCGTTTATATTTATTCCATTCCACTTCCTTTTTACAATTTCACGCCTCTTGAACCAGTCTTTTTTGACCGTATTTATCCCATCCCTTGGCTGGCCTATTTATCATCTTTGAAGCTGCTTTTACTGAAACCGCCAAACACGCCCTTCAAGAGCTTGCCGACAACCCAGAATACCAGCAATACAATTATAATATCTCCCATAAATCTTACTTTTATAGCTTTAACAATAATAAAAATACAAAATAATAACCGAAAAACAAATATACGATCCTGATTATCTGAAAATTCCATCAGGAGCCACCTTCATTTGTTCCGTCCTCTTTCGGGTTCTGTTTGACACGCGGACCGCTGGTTTGGCCACGATCAAGTTTTACGCCATATTTATTGAGTATGCGCCAAATAGAACTTTTGCTGCTAAAACCGCTTGCAACCCAAATGTCATCGAAAGAATGCCCGTTGATATACATATCCACGATTGTCTTATCTCGTTCAGCTTTAGGTAATACCTTCGGCACAGCCGGGGCTTTGATATTCTGGCGTAACTTCTCGACATGAGCGGAATATTTTCGTAGTGCGGCAATTTCTTCCGGAAATGCCCCTATTATCCACAACACATCGGCTGCTGTCGTACCGGGGAATAATTCACCGCGAGTATCAACTCTGTCATGAATGGATATGACACGTACAATTTTGATACGGCATAGTTCGATGAACGCGGCCAGTTCTCTTAAGCCGCGTGCAGCATTGCTGAATTTGGATATGACTATTTCATCGCCCCTTTGAAGATTCGCCATAAGCTGTTTCCACATAGGTCTCAATGTTTCATGTTCAACTGTTTCCTCTACGATTTGTACACAACCGTATCGCTGCATCCATTCTCTCTCAGCATCAAAACTGTCATTATTTTCCTTGAATATATAGCCAACTTTTGCCATTTTAATATACACTGTTTTGATAACAAGTGCAAATATAGCACTTTCATTTTAATCTAAAATCATATCGTGGCAAAAATCTCGCTGAATCCTTTTTTTAGCTTTTTTTCTTGCACTTGTTTTCATTGATAATCATATTATTAATATGATACCAAAAATTATACTAAATGCGATATAAAAGAGCTTTTACAATAAAAATAATATATAGATTTGCATCGTTAAATATGAATTGTTAAATATGAAAATTTTAAAATCATACTACAAGACTCCATCATTTTTGACTGGAAGATGTATCGTTTCATTGGCCATATTGGGCCTGATATCATGCAGCGATAGAAATGGCAAATCATTGTCTGAAGCTACGAACGATCCTGCCGGAATATACAGGGAGTACTTATACAATATACGATGTCAGAAAGATTCCTCATTTCAAGTATTGACCAAGCATATCCTACAATGGCAAACTGTAAAAGACTCTGTTTTTAGGTATCTCCGGAATGATACGCTCAGCCACTCCCATTCCAATCAGCGTGAAGAGTGTATCAGACTGCATGATTCTATCCGCACTGAGTTCTCACGCTTAGCCCTCTCAAAGACGCGTACTTATCAGGAACTTTTGGCTCTCAAAGGAGAGTTCTCACCTTATAACAATGATGAGGAACTGCATCATGCCGCTGGAGAAATCCGCCCGTTTTTCAACTCACTGGATAATCTTCCGCTTCATAAGGGTAACAAAGAGGAAATCCTTGCGGCTTACCGTATGTTACTGACTCGAACTATCCGTAACGGCATACATAGCCGCAATGAACTGATTACTTATATCACTAAAGAAGATGCTATATTCCGTGCGTTCCTCTCTCACTTGCACGATTTCGAAGGTGAGAGTATGGCTGACATCACACGTGGTACTGAACAGTGTTGTTCGCAGATATTCTTTGCCGCTGAGAGAAAGGAGATTACCTATCGGGAGGCTATGCTTTATTTGACAATGCGCACCAATCGTCGCCAAATACAAAATATGCAGATTTGTATAGAAGATGTTCGGAACAAAAAAATCAAGACTTCTTCGCAAGCACATGCTTATATATGGATGCTTATCCACCCTTATACTTCACTGGACGGATTCTCTATGACATTGCTTTCCGATAAAGAACGGAAACAACTTGACAGGATGGCGGCACAGACACCTGTGGCGTTCAAAACCTTGAGCCGAATCCTGCAATTGGAAAGTGGTCAACTGACTGAACTGCCAGGAATGCTTATGGATATTTTCATACAGACGCTCTAACAATATAAAAAATGAATATGTTACGACATTTTTTCAATGACTTTATGACATTTGTCCCTCTGCAACTACCGCAACTACTCGATGTGACGACAATGGAGGAAGCACAATTCTACGGTGACTACGCCCTACTGACCTTCCCGCTACGCGACCCTTACGATTTGGAGGAAGTGATGGATCTGTTTGAGGACGATATGGAGCTTATAACTCTCTACCACCACATCCCCACGCACGCTGACAAATTCGGGCATAGCACCTGTGCATACTCCAACCCGGCATTTGGACAGATGTTCAAGATGAATTGCAAGACAGATGCAGACGGTAAGGTAAATAGCATTCTTGTCACCATCTATGATTCTCTTGAGCAGATGTACGGCGAGCTGTGCCTTGATTTGGATCTTCATTCCAAAAGTGGCACATTCAAGTATAAGAAGAACAAAGACGATCTCTTGATGGATTTCCTTTAATGGTCATGTTATGCGGGACACACTATACCGACAAATGGTTTATTGGATTAGGGAATACCGGACATGGATAGAGGTTGTTGATGACAATTTCTATAAGGAGTATGCTTTGTCAAGAAACGGATATATCAATTACATTGTTTCCCGCACATTGGTACTGCGGGCTTACAAAGACAAAGGCTCATACGCCAAAGGCATGACATGGACAATTCCGGAACATAAACTGGATAAGGCATTGGCAGCCTACCGTAAGCAGGAGCATACGTTCAAGCAACGTATTAAGAAAGCAGCGATATACCTTTCACCGAGGGACGCCGAAGTTATCATCCTATTAGCCACCCACAATATTGTCCAATTAGAGTTGATGATATCCCCCATTCAAATACGCGAGAAACCCTATTATTTATGATTTGGAATATACTACAACTTATCTTCTGTATAACGCTTTTCGTATTGCCATTAGCATTGTACAAAAGCCACCGTTCTTTTATGGTAAGGTTCTACGATGCTATGATACACAGTGTAAAGGCTCGTAAACTATATGTACAGGTCGTATTGATTCTGCTATTGCTCTTCCACTATGTTTACATCAGCGGACATGTTGGCGAGTTCGGTGTTTTTCTTTCAACTGCTATCTGTGCCACTATATATTCATTTAGAAGAGCGGACAGATTGTTAAGAGGTTTATGTGACCGATCATGTATGTTTGTCATACTCTCATTGGTGGCTTTGGCCATCAGTTTTGTTCCACACTTGTACACAACGGCGGTAACTGCCGCCTATCTTCTTTTGGCTGCCCTGTTCTATCCCTCTGTTCGGGTTATGACCGAATTTCAGGACATAGGCATAATCTCTGAATGGATGAAATTCCCCAGACTATTAGCCGAAAGTTATTATGACCATCATCACGCGATATTGCCGCAAGATGCGGATAGCGGCAACACTGATATATCCGCACAATAGTAATAATTAAAAAATGAAATAAAAATGAAAACCAAGCAGAAAATAGCTGTCCCTATATTGGCAGACAGAGAAGTATTTGACTACCTCAAGGAGAAAGTCGGTGAACGAAAAACAAAGACAGAAGCCTTCTGTGATTTATTGGATAAATCTTTGGCAGGTTTTGTTTCCCCTTTTTTAAGGAACAAAGGCTACGAACTTCAACCCAACCAGTGCCACGTGACTGTTTCTGACCTTTCATCGGAATGGCATTGGCATAGGGCTACTGTCCGTTCTTTTTTGGATGTAATGGAAGAGTTCGGCTTGTTGAATCGCATCCGGCTTTCCAAAAGCGTCATCATTACCATGACTGTGCAAACCAGCCAATCCACGGAGTCTTGCAATGGACAGAAGAAGTTGAACCTTGCAGAACAGCTACGTGAGGCATTGTCCGATTGGATAATCGGCAAAGTGTCCCTTGACGAGATCGGAATCAAGTGTGAGCAACTTGTTCGTCGGGCAATGGATGAAGCTGGCATATGCGATAGCTGCCCATCTCCGGACAGTATCACTCGCATCAATCCGGCAGCGGATGATGATGAACGAGCTGTCAAGATTCGTATGGTAGCTTTGGAGTGCATTACATTTGCCGCTATACAACGGGCACTGCGTAAGTCGAGATTCGATGACAGTGCAGAGTTTATGGACTACTTCCGATTGGAATTGTATGGGGACTGGACAGGACTTATTGCAACTTCGAAAGGTATTGCCGGGCTTATTCTTGATGTAGATAGGGATGAAAATTCCGATTATGATGAAGATGACAGGGAGTTCCTTAAAACGCTTTTTAAGCCTTTTCTGGCATTTGCGGCAAAGGCACAGGAGGCAACGTATCAGATTGGAGGTTGAAAACAGAATGTATAACCGCAACAATCCACTTTTGTATCCAGTGAAGCCCCCCTGCCAGTTATAGAAGGCATCCGGGCTTGCCCGCCTGCCACGAACAAAGGGAAGGGGGAGCCTAATACCCCACCTGCCTGACGTTGGTGGGAAGGGTGTCCGAACAAGCAGCAAGCTGGGACACGGTAGATTGTCCGAAACAATATGAAAAACGTATGGCAAATCAAAAACAGGTACTCGACGTGCAGGTGTCGAAAGGGATTACCACCGCCCAAAGTAATGAACATCTGCGTGACCGTAGTGAAAAGGCAGAGAAGTACGCTATGAGTAAGGGAAATTATGATCCTACGCGTAAACGGCTGAACTTCGAGATTGCGCCCGGAGGTAAAATACATCCCATCGACACAAGCCGTAGCATTCCCAAACGGATGGCGGACATATTAAGTCACCGTGGAATCAAAGATCCTAATGAGGGGCTGCTCGAACCAAAATACCGCACGGTGGTAAATATCATCTTCGGCGGTTCACGGCAGCGAATGCAGGAACTTGCTTTCGGTACGCAACAGGTGGACTTTGAAAAAGGTGCGGACAATACCCGCATCGAACGGAAGCGTGACATTGAACGCTGGGCCAAGGATGTTTATTCATTCGTTTGTGGCAGATATGGTGAGCAGAACATCGCTGCATTCATTGTACATCTGGATGAATTGAACCCGCATATCCACTGTACGCTTCTGCCAATCAAGGATAGTCGCTTTGCGTACAAGGAAATCTTCGCCGGTAAGGATAAGTTTGAATATAGTGCAAGAATGAAACAACTTCATACGGACTTTTTCGCAGAAGTCAATACAAAGTGGGGAATGTCAAGAGGAACAAGCATATCCGAAACGGGTGCACGGCACAGAACGACTGAGGAATACCGCCGAATGTTGTCTGAAGAGTGTACAACAATCGAGGATAATATCAAACTCCATCAACAGGTATTGGGTGAACTTCAATCAGACATCCGGTTGGCAGAACGCAGAGTCAAAGGGCTTACGACAATGGTTAGCAATCTTGAAAAGCAGAAAACTGAAAAAGAAACCTTGTTATCGGCAGCCGAGTACAATTTAAAAGAAAACAAAGGCAATGCGGCAGAATTGGCAATCCAAATACAAATGTTGGAAAAAGAGCTGCAAGGAATCATCAGACAACTGGCAGACAAGCAGGAAAAGTTGCAGACGGCTGACCGGCAACTCATCGAACTGAAAAAGGATATGGGAGCCATTGAAGAACGTACCGAAGAACTCAAAGAGGAGGCCTATCAATATTCCCGTGATGTACACTCCAAAGTGGATAGCTTGTTTAAAGACGTCCTACTGGAGAGTGTAATCAGCGAGTATCGTAACGCATCGGCACAAATGAATGTTTCAGAACGGCAGCTCTTTGACGGTTCACTGGTACAGTCTATCGCCGAGCGGGGTACGGAAATCATGCACTGTGCGACAATGCTATTTCTCGGAATGGTAGATGATGCCACTACATTTGCCGAATCACATGGTGGTGGAGGCGGAGGGAGTGACCTCAAATGGGGACGCGACGAGGACGAGGACAATCGAGCATGGGCACTTCGCTGTATGAGGATGGCGAGCCGCATGATGCGCTCGACTATCGGCAAGAAATCTAAACGGTAAATGGCATACGCCTTACACCAGATTAAAAGTATAACTAATGAAATCATTGGAATATGACGAAACAAATTATTTTCATCTTCGCTTTGCTCTGCACGTTGCAGGCACAAGCAAGTGTACAACCCGTACAGAAGGACACTGTACGACACACTATTCATTATGAAGTAGCGGAATTGCTTCAACCGATGCAGCCCGTCTATCTCAACGGGGTGCTACTTCCGGCATCTCGAACCGGCAACTGGTTTGTTAGCATATCCGGAGGTGCGACAGTTTTTCTTGGTACACCTCTCGGTTGTGAAGACCTTTTTGGACGAGTGAAACCTTCGTACAGCCTCGCCGTCGGCAAATGGTTTACTCCTTTGGTCGGCGCAAGGGTAAATTATAGTGGCTTGCAGTTTAAGGATGCACAATTATCTACGCAGGACTACCATTATATCCATGCAGATCTCCTGTGGAATCTCCTTGGACGCAGATATGCCCGACAGGAACAGGTACGTTGGAGGCTTGCACCCTTTATGGGTGTCGGTCTGCTACATAACGCCACCAACGGGAACAATCCCTTTGCGCTTTCTTACGGCATACTAACACAATACCGTATTTCCAAACGGGTTAGTGCTATGCTGGAACTCTCTAACACAACTACATTCCAGGATTTCGACGGATATGGCTATCCAAACCGTCTGGGCGATCACATGCTTTCGCTGACTGCCGGATTCACCTTTCATCTCGGTAAGGTCGGCTGGAAGCGCGCGGTGGATACGGCACCATACATCCATCGGAACGAACTGCTTGTCGATTATGGCAACTTCCTTTCGGAGGAGAACAGGCGTTATGTGGGACGTCACAATCAAGATAAGCGAACACTCGTGGAATTAAAGAAAATTCTGGAAATCGAAGGACTACTCGATACATATAGCCATATCTTTGACAACGACGATATAACCGGATGCAGATATCCTATAAATAATTATAGCGGTTTGAACTCGCTTCGTGCAAGATTGAAGCATAGCTATTGGGACGGGTCGTCACCTCTTGACACGACTATTCTTCAGACAGAGAATGGAAAGCCATCATATAATTACACGGCTTCCCGAAATGTGCAGTCCGCCCATCAGGACACCCTCGCTATGGATTCCACGGTTCTTTCATACGCTGATGGAGAGTGCATCGGTACACCCATCTATTTCTTTTTTGCTCTCAATACGACACATCTGACGGATACCTCACAGAGGCTTAATCTTGACGAACTGGCTCGTGTAGCTAAGAAATACAGTTTATCCGTGAGGGTAACTGGTGCTGCTGACAGTTCTACAGGAACATCAAGTATCAATGATTCTTTGAGTATATCGAGAGCAGGTTTTATTACCGCAGAACTGGAACAACGTGGAATACCAGCCAAGCGGATTATCAGAGTTAGCAAAGGTGGAATTGCCGACTATACGCCCGTGGAAGCCAACAGACATACGAAAGTGGAGTTGTTTTTTCCAAAAGCGAAATAGAAATTTCGCATAATTGATGTTTAACTTTGTCATAATCAATGAAGCCTCTCCGCTGTGAAGCGAAGAGGCTTTTTCGATATGGTACACGTGAAGTTCGCCATTTTCCTACTGTCAGAACCAGAATGAAAATTATTTCGATGCTTCGAGTGACTCTTTTCTGAACTGTTTGAGAAGTTTTTCAAGTTCAAGTGATACTTTGCGGGCACGAGTTCCGGCAGCTTTGTTGCCTTTCTCCATCTGGAGGTTGGCATCTTTTGAGAATTGATCGAACAATTCACAGATTTGTGTAAATGTTTTTTTCATTGTTATGTTCTTAATATTATATAATACGCTGGCAAAGATAGCAAAAATATTTTTTTAGGACTTATATTAGCTCTGTTATATATTTCGCCTATAATATGATACCCCTTTTTATGTTTTTCCATTCTGAGTATTCCCTTATCGCACCATCGGCAAATCTGGCCGAAGAGATTTTATATGCAAAGGTACAGTGTCCGGACGATTGTCAAGCACCGCTATGCTAACGGTTCCTGGATATTTTACGGCAGCCTTCCTCAAATCAAAGATTGACTTTCAGTCCCCTTCTCATTGCAAGGTATAAAAGGACAAGCCTGCTTCTGCTCTTACATTCGAAGGTTGGGTATTTCGTTCCATTCCATTTACTGTTTACTTGTCTTATCGCCCTTATTCCACTGTTAATCCTGCATAAAAATCAATCCCCGGCAAGAAGCCGAAAGAGCTTCAAGCAAAGGGAAATAATAAATCAAAGAATATGGGAAAATACGATTTTATCAAGTTGGGTAATCTTCTTTATTGGCATGACCCAGATAGTGGTCTGTCTAATGGGGTTTACCAAGTGGCTTCTATTCCGGAAAACATTGAAGAGGATAGCGTTATTTTGATTGCATCTGATACTTCGGAAGCGGAGGTTTTTCCTTCTGAATTATCACCGATACATACCGGTAGAAGTCATAAAGAAGACTTTTTGCGTTGGAAAACAGAACGTGAAGCTGAAGGTATTGAGTTTTACGACCACCTTTCCAAGGTGATGGATACGGAAAACGACTTGAGTGTGGGAGATATGGTGGCGTTTACAAACGATTATGGAGTGATATTTGGACCTTGTGAGGTCTTAGCTTTTGGGAATCTCTGTAATAGTGGCAGATGTGTATATATTGACAGTGATTCTTATTGGTTTCCTAACCGTCCCGACCAACTCACCATCATGAGAGGTGCGGAATGACAATAACATATCCACCTGTAGCCAAAGCGGGTGGATAGCATTTCCTTGTATTGTATATTCAGCCCGATTACTCTTATAGCCATGCTCCACCGAACTCCCACAACCGGTCCTATTCCTTTTTTACTCGTCGTACTCCGTTTCTAAACAGTATAACACATTTATTGGCCTGACATTCTTGAAATTCACAACGGAAACAGCTTGGTTTCCGTGTGATGAAACACTTGAACTGGTATGTGAGAAATTCCCAACACTATGTTATTTCTATCAATCGGAAGAGTCGGGTCTGGCGGAGTACTGGACAAATGACCAAGAGAGTAAATACTTTCCCGAAAAGTACATTGCAGACCTATGTACTCCAGACGACAAATGGTACAAGGAATATTTTGTCAACCAGACAGAAGTATTCAAGTGGTTTGAGGTGATAAGCGGTCAGTCTGTCGAATCAATAACAGAAATTCTTGCTATTGCCGAACAACGGAAAGATGAAAACGACAATTCTTTCTGTAACATCTATGAATATGCCGCAGGCTAAGACTAATCCGATGCAGAAAACGAAATGACGGTATGCTGACAGCGTGCAGCGAACTATCATTATCCGATAAGCTTCTCTGATTTGCCATGCAGATTGGGGAGACTTTGTCGCCTTCAGTCCTTTTATACAGTCTCAGAGTGCTTCTCCAGTCTTTTATATTCTTCCAATCCGGATATTCTTTATATCGCACATCGGCAGTTCTTATCTGAGAGATTTTGTATGCAAAGATACAGCTTTAGAATGGTCGTCAAGTAACGCTGCGCTAACAGTTCCCGGATACTTGTGGCAGCCTTCCGCATATCGAAGATTTGGGTATTCCACTTCATTCCATCCACTGTTTACTTGCCTTATCCATCCTTTCCTTGCTGTCAATTTCGCATAAAAATCATTCCTGACAAGAAGCCGGAAGAGCTTCAAGTAAAGGGAATAAAGTTTAATCATTTAAATTTCAAAATTATGCACAGCCGAATTTTTCAGATTTCTAAAATGTGGATAGAAAAAGAAAACTATCTGAATGAAGACACTCTCCAGCAGGGAGATGGCAGTTTCTATGACTATTGTGCGGAGATAGATGACGAAAAACGTAAGGAAGATATTCGTTATTTGGTCAATACTGCTCTACCAAAAGGCATGTTCGAACTTGTAGGCGACGACACCATGCGCTACATTGGTGGTGTGGAACAATGGAAAGAGAATTTTGTGACTAACATCCGTAAGAAAGCTGAAGCTATTACAACCGAAAACATGTTGGAGTTTGTAGGTCCTGTTTATCAACTTGAAAAGGCATTGGAAAATCCATTGGATATTGCGTATCATTTCTATTTGGACGGAGATGGATACCAATCATTTGCCGAAAAATCTTTTGCATTTATGGAGTTTGTCTGTACGCTTGAACCGGGAACGATACTTTATATTGGAGGAGTCATCGACTATCACTTCTGATATTCCATATAAAATTTTTACGCAACTATATACTTTATTGTACCAACGATTGTGTATAATGACTGGTTGGACTTTAATGTGCCAATCTGCGACTTAGCAGATTGGCATTGTTAAAGCCACATCAGCTTATTATTCTCATGACAAACAATACAATTGCACGCGTTTTGCCTTTACACTGGTATCACGGAATATTTATAGAAAATCCACAAGCCCTTCTTGCATATATCTTCGAGCTTTTTCTTCCTCTTCAAGGGTTAAATCTCTGGAAATTTCCAGAAAACTCGCCCAGAATAGTGTTGACAATTTACCATATGCTTCATCTGATATTTGTTCGCCTTCTTGGAGTGATTTCATCCACTGTTGGTTCTTTTTTATAAACCCAATTGGATTTGTGAAAGAAGAAATATCCTCCCATCTATCATAGTTTAACCCTTCTGAAAGAGATTTCTTTTTCAATATATCATCACACTTTCCTTTGCAACAATAATATGCTTTTTGATAAACATCTTTTCCATTTGATGATTTTTGATTTGCTAACCATGTAACAAAAATTCCCATAGAATCTTTTTCAAGTAAATTTTTACCGCAGCACTCACATAAAATTTCTACTTTTTGAAATAATTTTCTGTTTTCCATAATGTTTTGTTTTAATGAATTATACAAAGGTAATGAATTTGTTTCAATAAAAATACTATAGATGCATATTTTGAAGTAAAAAAATGGAGTATGCGCTTGTTTTTATTTTGAAGAATGATTCGATTTGCCGATGATTATAACCGAACAGTTTATCAAACACCTATTCTACTTGCTGAAATAGAATCACACGATTAAAAACATTTTTTTACTATTCTGGCTCCGGTGTTCTTCTTGTTGGTAAACGGTAATAGCTTCTTTTTATCAGTTAAGTCTTTCCGGTTTATTATTTTCCTTTTACTCTTTTATTATAATAACAAGACTTATAGGACAAAATTAGGGTATGCCAGTTTCCCAGCATACCCTACTAAAATTTTGCATACATAATTCGATTAAGTATTTTATATTGCACAAACCCCATAAAAAGTGTTAGTAGCATCTAACTGTTCTGGAGATGACCAATTAAGCCCATCATCCGAGGTTGTAATATATCCACCACCGTCATAAGTTCCGCATCCCACTACGATTTTTAAAGCCACCCGCAACTCAAGCGGGTGGTTATCATCTTCCTATATAACAGTCCGGTTACCTTTATAGACCATGTTCTGCCGAACCTCTGTTACCAATTCACAGCCTCTTTTACCGATTCTATATTACCTGTTCTAATTGTATTACATTCTCACAGTCCCGACATGCACCATTGTTTGTTTCGTGCGCAAAGGTACGGTGGCAAACGATGTTCAAGTACCGCTGTTGCTACCTGAAATGAAATTTGACGTAACCTTCCGCAATCACAGATTCCGGTATTCATAAAATTTCATTCCGGTTACTTGCTCATAGTTCTTGCATCCACCGTTGAAAATGCACATGAAACAACCTCTTGGGTAAAGTCGGAAGGCTTCAAGAAGAGGGAAATAAAAAACAACTTAAAAAAATAAATGCAATGAGAACTAAAACACTCTACAGATGCGATGCACAGAAAATAGACATCAGTCGTTTCCCTAACTTTCACATAACAGGAAGTATAACCGGAATGAAGAAACTCTATTATGGCAAGAATGCTCTATTGGTACGTTGCGGAAGTTGGATTTACAACGTGTCAAGTGAACCCGAAGTTTATTATAATATAGCACATTAGTAGTATGAAAAAAGGTTATAAAAAAGATTTTCAGAGTTGGAAAGGTATAGTAACTCTAAAATTACTTTGCTGCAATATAGCAGCAGGTCGTTTTGATTGGAAGAAATATTGTACGCCACAGCCTTATTGTGGTCAGGAGATTTGCGTTATACCGCTACATTGTTCTTATGGACAGATAGGCTACACTGTGTATTTCCCTTATTCTGATATGCCGGAAGTGGAATACGATTGGGAAATGAACAAATTAACTATTGACAAAGAGAATTGGGAGAATTATTTACAGAATTAATATTAAAAATATGGCACAGAATTTTTATACCAAATGGCAGAACGCAATCCTTGCAGATGCAGGAGTCTATGTTTCAAAAAAATACCGCAGTTTCCAAACGGCCTTAGTACGTGAGATTTCCAAGTACGCAACAGCCGTTGGCGCAAAAGTAACATTCAACTTAAAGGGGCATTATAATACCTCTTGTTTCATAGAACGTAACGGTAAATTCGTTTACATCAGTCACTCTTCCGGTTTGTCCCGAATGGGTAGCGGTGTAAAAATAGAACTCGATTCTTTCTTAATCCGGACAGCCCAACACGCGAAAGATTACAGAGGGGGACATAATCAGTATTGCGATATAACAAATTTACAGTCTATGATAGATAATTTGTTAGAGTAATAAAATAAATTCAAGAAAAGGTACGGAGCAAACAGCTCCGCATCTTTTTCCGTTTTATCGGCGCATTCCGCCGCTGTACTCTGCTTCTTGTAGCTCTTCCCGGTATTCCTCCATATTATTCAGCTTTTCGTTCACGGTTTGCAGGTTGGCATCCAACGAAGCATTATGGTCGTATGGGAAACGATGTTGTGCGACAAGTCCCGCATTAGTAACCGGCCCGATATCTATCATGTCGGATTCTTTATTATAGCTGACATACAGCACATCACCATTCGGCATTTCAAATGCAGGAATCTTTTGTTGTGTCATGATAGCGAATTGTTCCGCAGCCATCTCCTTGGCTACCCCTTTTAACGTATCTCCAGCATGTTTGATACCATAACGCCTGATATGGTCGCGTACTTCCTTTTCCGTGAATTTCAGCATCACTTCATAAGTTCCTCCGACACTCCCATTGTACACCACAGCAAAATCCTTGTCCTCAATCAAAAGATTGTCTCCTCGGTTCTGTATGGGAGAAGAATAAGTATATTCTTCGTTAATGCCGTTACCGTCATAATACTCCTTGGCGAGAGTCAGCAGTCCTTCGTAGTCCCCCTTATCCTTGAATGCGTCCAACCGCATCGTGTCATCGGTAAGCTGAAGATAGGCCACGGAAGAATAATACACTTTTTCTTTCGGTGCTACTGTTTGCTCTTCATCAATGTTCTGCTTCAATTCCAGTGCAATCTTATCCACCTTTTGGGTAATCAGAGAAGCCGCTCTTTTCACATCCAACAGAGTTGTCTTGATGAATTGTGGCGATTCCTTCAATTCGTCGAGCCATCCTTTGAGGTAGGCACAACTGTCCTCTTTTATATGTTTCGTCATGCCGTAACGTTGGGCAACCAATGCGCTACCTAACTCGGCTACCAATTCTTCGCGCGCATACTCTGCCGAGCCGAAAGTTGTCGGCTTGATACGGTCGAGAACTCCTTCCGCACCGGTCGAGTGTGTCATCTCATGGAATAGTGTTCCATAGAACGCCTCTCCAGATTTGAACTGTTCCTTTTCCGGCACAACGATTTCATTTCTCGATATAGAGTAGTAAGCGTTATCCTGATGCTGTGGTTTGATCGGACAAATCCACAGATTGTCCTTTATCAGCGCATCGACGGGAGCGAAGCTGAAATACTCTCCGTTCTCAATCTTCGGTAGCGAATACTCCTTTTCGAGTTTTTGCCACAGCTCCGGTCTTGCCTCCTGCAAGTTGGTCTGTAGGCTCGGTATGCAGCGCCTTACCGCCTTACGGCGGCAGGTTTCCGCATACCTGCCCCTAAACCGTACGTACACGTCTCCGTGTATACGGCTTGCCATTAGTAAGCTCACATTATTTCCCATGAAACTGAATTATAGCATTACAAGATTCACACACTACAAGCGTCTTACGATGTCTCGACAACATCAACTTGCCCCATGGAGTTTCTCCCTTTACCCCAACAAGAGTGCGTATATGATGCATTACGACGTTAGTGTCAGTTGCACCACACATTTCACAGGTTTGCTGTTTCAACCTTTCTGCAAGGCTTGGTTTGGGAACATACATAGTGCATGGGGTACGGTCGAGAAAATCGTCCGTTAATGAGCTTTTACGTTTGAATCCCTCTTTATAGAGTGTTCTGAACCGTTCTTTGCCTTTTGCATCCTTATATGGGATGACAAAATTCTTGCCTTTACGGTACTTGTCTCTGATTTGCCCTACATGTCTTCTTAATTTTTGACCAAGAGTCATATAAAGACTATACTCCATAATGTAGCCGAAATCGGCACATGTTGACGAAACATTGTTGGCTATACAGTAATAGTTGTAGAAGCCTTTGATTTCCAAGTTGAATTGTGCAAGGATGTCTTCGGGTTTCATACCGACCATTTTCTCCCGTGATTTTGGCTTCCATACATCTTTGCCGTTTACGTTCGTAAACTTTACAGCATCGTAGCTAAGAAGCTTCTTTTTCACTGTTTCAGAAGAGAGCATAAGCATGACCTTTCCAACAAATTCTCGCTTTTTGATTCCTTTGCTGTTCCTTTTAAACACATCCAATGTCCTAACGGTGATGTCAAAACCGAGGAATTTAGCGTTCTCTTTTGCGTGAGTTATGAGTGTCTTCTCAGCAGAAAGTTCGAGTTTAAGGTTGTTCATCATATATTCTGTGATGTCTGCCTTGATTCGTTCACAATCTGCTTTTGACCCTATAACTCCAATCAGAAAATCGTCTGCGTACCTCACGTATTTCAATCTCCGATAATTCTCATCCATTGGAAGTCTGTATGTCATCTTATTTTTCTCTTCGTGCATGGCTTTTATTTTCATCAACAGTTCTGCTTTTACAGTTTCATCTGTTTCCGCTTTCCATTTCTTCCTTAGGTTTACTGTTTTCGTGTTGAGACAACAGTATTCTTTGTTGTGAGCCCTTTCTTTCCCTTTGTCGAAGTGTGAAATATACTCTTTCATGTACTTGTCGAACCTGTCAAGATAGATGTTTGCCAAAATAGGACTGATTATTCCACCTTGAGGAGTTCCCGAATACGTGTTGTTGTACTTCCAGTCTTCGATGTACCCCGCTTTGAGAAACTTTCTGATAAGACGAAGAAACCTTTCATCTGCAATACGCTCTTGCATAATGCTGACGAGTACATCGTGGTCTATGTTATCGAAGAAGCCTTTTATGTCTCCCTCAATAAACCACTTTGCACCTGTAAAAGTCCTTTGAATGCTTGTCAGAGCTGTGTGGCAGCTCTTATGAGGTCTGAAACCATGAGAGGTGCTTTCAAAGTGCCCCTCATAGATGGCTTCAAGAATCATCCGAACTACCTCTTGCACAAGCTTGTCCTCTACGGATGGTATACCAAGAGGGCGTTTCTTGCCGTTCTTCTTTGGTATATACACCCTTTTAGCAGGATGCGGCTTGTAGGATTCATTCCTAAGTGTTTCGATGAGACGTTCAATTCTTCCAATGCTCATTTGGTCGATAGTCTGACCATCTGTGCCTGGAGTCATATTGCCTGGCTTCGCATATATGCGCTGATAGGCAATGAAGAACATCTCTTTGTTGAACAGAATGCGGTACAGTCGCTCAAACTTATAGTCCGAGACCTTACTGTGCTGGCATAATGTGTTTAATACAATCTCTGGATTTCTCATAACGAATCTCTCGTTTTCTTTTGTTTGTATTAAAGTTACTAACTACTCCCCTTCGCCATGTACAAGGTTTTCCCTTGCTCAGACTACTACGGGAGTTCCGTTACCTTGTCGGATATTCAGAGGCAAATCCTCATAGCCTTACGGCGTTCCGATTTAGGTAATCTCCGTTTAACCACGTAATAACGTCTATCTTTCGATAGGCAACAGATTGTCGGATGCGACTTTCGTTCTTTTCTCCACTTACTGCGGTCGTGTCATGGCTTGTTCTTGCTACTTGCCCTCGCGCAATGGGCTGTAGTACCATGATGTGGCGTATATAACTGCCTTTCGCCACAACTTCAACTTCTGTCACTGAACTATCATTCAACCAATCAGGCTTCATCCTCATATCTGTCTTTCCCCTTGCAATTCAGTCGTAGCATGGCAATTAGCTAACTTATCGCTTTACTGACGTGCTGTGTTCCTCTTTGAGTTTCCTCTCCGAGTAAGTCAGTCGGGGATAGGTCTATTGTTTATTTCTAAACTTTGAACACTAACCTAATCTCTTATTATCGAGATATTTATTACGCGACCATTACGGACGCACGTGCCACGTTAAAGACTCGGAATACCTGCATCTTAGGATAAACATTGTATTCCTTCTTCTCGTTATCAGATAGTTTTTTGTAGTCATCATACTTAATCTTCTCACCAGAATCCTTGTGTATGCAGGTGAATGTAGTCAGCATGATTGGGAATGATTTTTCTCCACGAAGTACAGAAACACGAGGTTTCTCCTGATTGTCCTTATCGGATTTGTTGAGCCGTTGTACACACTCAAAAGTGCAGAAGCGCGGAATCTTGTAACCTTCCTTTTCACAATGTATAAGCAACATAATGGCATTCATGCCATTATACTCGCGTCCGGAAAGATTGCAGGGCCATTGTAACGCTTCTTCCGTGAACCATGGCTTTCTCCAATCCTTACGGATACTCTCGATTTTCTCAATCATCATTTCAGCGAAGAGGTCTAATGCTTTATCTTCGCTGTTCGGCCCGTCCGTGTGCTGTTTTTTATATCCGGCCATATCCTTTACTGATTGGAATTAGACGAATCTGCTACATACTGTACAAGTTCTTCCACCTTGCATGAAACATTCAGCTTTCCGTTATATGCCGAAAGGGATATTTCACCTTTGGCATCCACTCGCACGCCCGGCTGTAACCATGCTTCGCGTTCTTTGCCAAAACAGAAAAAACGTACCCATTGGTATTCAAAGCCATCCTCTACTTTCTCCGTACTGAATGCCGAAAACATTGTGTAAGGCTGGTCTTTCTTATCCCTTTTTTCCTCGATATGCTGCCCGACCTTACCTCGAAATACTAATTCGCCCTTGACCGTATCTTTCGCATCTGCCGTAGCTGTACGAATTTCGTTAATAAAAAGATTGAAATAAAGTTTGTCACCACGGTGTTTGAGATACATTGTCCCCGAAACCTCGATGCGGGAACCATTTCGATATTTGGAAACCTCCTTTCCGGCAGTATCTTTGCTGACATCCACCTCAATAGGCATAGTCTTCCCGTCAGTGTCAGGGATCATTACTCGAAGAGGAAAAACCAGGAACGTTTTCCCTTCCTTATTGGTGCGTATCGACGCATCACGTCCGATAACGCCACATACCGTAACATTACATTTTATCATTTCTATTGTCTTTTAATGTGATACATAATCACCCGACAACTGTGTTGCCATGATTTGTTGTTGAACTGCTAAATCATTGCTCTTAATCGGGTGCTCGTATCATTGCCCAGATCAGCCATCCGGCAAGGAACAGTTGAACGCTCACGATAATGAGCGTTGCTACCCAGCCGAAGAGTTGGTAGCAGAGCAGGACATACAAGGCAAGGTAGGATAGTCCGAACAGACATCTGCATAGCTGTATCATCACGCATTTTACCATATCGCCACGCTTCTATCTTTTTAGGTTCTCTGTCTGTCCCTGCTGTTGGGACATCCCTTGTTCAAAATTCTGTGAAGCCGCTTCCGAGAGGATAACCGTATTCAGCATACCGGTTACACGTATCCTTTTGGCTTCTTCTGTGAGAGTATTGTTATTCAGTGTTGCCGACAGACGGCTTAACTCCGCAGTAGTCAACTCACGTGACATGCGCAGTTCTCCATTGTTCACTCGCAGAATAGCCTTTCCATTTTCACTGATTGCCAGTTCGCAGTTTTTCATGCCCGGTAATAATGATTTCAGATTGATGCGTCCACTATCCATTTGTTTGGATATGGCAGTCTTTTGCTCCTCCTCGTTCTTGTTGTCGATTTGTACGGCCAATAGCATAAGGGAACTAAAGGCTGTCATCGCCATCTCTACTATAGGGTCATTGCATCCTGACATTCCCACACCGCTATCCTCTGACGAAAGCAACTTCTTCATCCATCCGTCGGGCGAAAGGTTTTTGCCGGCGGCATTCTCTTCTGTTCCTTTATATCGGGTGAGCAGGCTGTTCCCGTTGTGCAACACTTCCAATTTGATATTACCTTTCTGTGCGATTTCAGTCAGATAAGCCGCAGGGTCGATGTCACGCTTTGTTCCGTCTGCATAGAAGTTTGTCACGCCGAAATGTAGATGTTCGCCCGTTGTACGTGTACCTGTGTTGCCCGATGTGCCGAGCTTCCCACCGGCTTGTACTACATCACCGACCTTTACAGTAACCTCCTTAAGGTGCATATAAGTACATTGTACCTTGCTGCCATCCGTTCTGGTATATTCCACAGTCAGCGATTTTCCACCGGGCGTGTTCTTATTCTGATTCACAGCCACCACCTTCCCGTTGTTCTCAGTAGCCAGTACCGCATCGCCATTGCAACGGATATCAATTCCCTTGTGCATCTGTTGTTTCGTGTTGTCCATCGGATCTTGCCGCATACCGAAAGGCGAGGTAACAAAAAGAAACTCTTCACGCTCTACCGGGAATGAGTACTTCGCACCATACTCTGAATTTTCAGACGTTCGGAGAGGATTATGTTCCGTACCGAACCGCTTACCCTGTGTCTCCATTTCCTGCATCACCAGTTTGTCATACTGCTGTAAGCCATTTTGCTCTATAATCCGTTGCAGACTCTCGGCATATTCTCCGCCTGTGGCATAACCGGCCTGTTCGATATTTTGTGTCCAACCCTTGTAATCGTCGGGCGAAAGTGCAAAACATTGGGCATAGCGGCTGTTTTCTTTTAAAAAACGGGAGTGGTGTTCGTATGAATCACCCACACTGTCATAACTGCAAAACTTCTCATTCGGCTTATCGTCAGTATATATACCATACCTTCCTCCTTCGGCAATCCATGCAGGCGTAGCCTTGATGCCAAAATGATTGTTCTCGTTCTGCGCCAAACGGCTTTGCCCGTTGGAACTTTCCAGTATGCCTTGTGCCAACGTCACGGATGCGGGGATTCCGTACCGGCGCATCTGCTCCATAGCATACTCTGCATATTTCATTGCGTATAGTTGGTTCTTGCTCATTTCTTTACTCCTTATCTATGAAAACCTCTGTGTGTTTCTTGTTCCTCCATGTCACTTATAGCAACCCGTGCCCCGGCACGGACGAGCTTAGACAGATAGCTGTCGAGCTGCTCCGTTGAAAATTCCGTTGAAGCCGTAATGTCCCCTTCTGGATACTCTTTTAGGGTTATGCCCAATATCTTTGCACCCTGTACCGCATCTTCGTTATAGAGCCGATAACCATCTTTCGTGCGAAGCAGTTGCAAGGCATCGGGATGATTCGCTTTAAGTTTGTCCCACAACTGCCGTTCCGGTGAAATACCCTTGTTGTCTGATTCCGTCCGTTCCTGCGCTACCGTTTCTATCGGCCACAACTCTGCTTCTTTCTGTTGTTTCTCTCCGGTGTGTGCCTCCTGCGATTGTCCTTTTTGTAGTACGTCTGCGAATAAGGTAGCTGCCAAATGACGTTTGTAGCTGTCACGCTCTTCCGCTATCCACATCCGCTGCCACTGTTGCGGAGTGACACTTCGGGCAGGCTGTTTCTGCCCATCAATAGTTGCGACGCATTGTATGCCGTCTTGTTTGGTTTTGAAAACCGAAACACGCTGGATACGGTTCAAGTCTATTTCCGGCATTTCGCTGCTGAACAAATCCACCTTCAGGTCAGGTTTGACCTCGGCCAGCGCATAATACTTGTGCGCCAGTTCCATCCGAACCTTACCGATGTTATCCATCGCTTGCTTGAGTGTTGAAAAGAAGCGGTTTATATCTTCTTTATCAGGATAGATGCTATATCCGCTCTTATTTTCGGGTTTGATATAAAGTGCCCATCGTTTCTTATCATCTTGAATCATCTCTACGTGGTCAAATCCGATCTCATTCGCCTGTTTGACCGCTGACGCCACGTCCAGTGTGGAGAGCTTCTCCATTGCCCAATTCTTCAGCCGGGCCAGCATAATCATCTTCTCGGCAAAATAACTGTCATCGGGTCGATAACCTAATGCACCATCCGTATTGTAGAAGCGTACCTGCTCGATTCCATCTTTCTGCAACGCTCGCATGATACGTCCCTTGTTCATTCCCGGTATCTCGTTATCTACCTCTGTAGAAGCCCCTGCTGGAAGAATTACATCTGCGGTTTTTGCCTGTGGATCAATAACAAGCACAATTTTTTTCGTTTCTTTATCCGGATGCTGCCGAATCTCGTTCGACACAAAATAATGTTTGGGCATTTGCTCCTGCATGGTTGAAGTGTCTCGCCGGTTGCGCATGGTGGCGTATTCGATTTTCTCGCCCCGTTCCGCTTTATTGATTACTTCGATGGCATTGTTCACGTCACTTTCGAGAGCGTCCATCAAGTTCGGGTTCTCTTTCAGTTCCCGGCACCAGTATTCCACTGTCTTCAGACTTTCTTCAGACAACCGTGCTGGCAACCCCAGTTCCAACATTTTAATCCCTGAAGCCAGTTCCACTACCAACCGTTCCTGTCTGACAGCATCCTCCGAAGGAGCCACACCGTTCTTCATCACCATACCTTCACGCGCTAACCGTTGTTGGTGTCCGGTAGCACTCACGATTTGCCGCAAGGCTTCCTGTATATAGTCGTGATAATGTCTGAACTCTCTTTGTCGCGGCATATAGACCGCATCCTTATCTGTTTCGTAGTGGGGTACACCGCTTCCATCCAAACGAACAGGCACAAGGTTGTCTCGCATCCTCAGTAGGAAGTCGTTGAATTGAATATGCAACCGTCGGTTGTCAGCTTCCGTATATCCTCTTTCCACTGCACTTCCATACCGCCGCAACGTCGTTTCGTATCGCTCCTTATCCACGTAGGGTAGTGTCGTCTGGTCAATGTTGAACAAAGTGCGAATTTCACGGTTATGTACACCTTTATATAATTTTTGTTCCTCTTCATACAGTTTCATGTAGTCATCACGACTGATAACCTGTTCTGGATTATTGCGGTGAACGTACTTGTTCCAATTATAAAACAAAAATGGAACGCCTTGCTCATTCTCACGCACCGAGGCTCCTTGTGCCTTGGCATCGCTGAATAGCGTGAACTGGTTGGTTTTGCATCCATTTTTATCAGAATGCAGCGTCATGAATAGTGCATTGAATGCGCTGACAGAAACACCCTTTGGATAGAGGCGCGGGTATCCCTTTCCTGATGCGTTGAGCCAGTGTCCACCGGCATTCGAGGCTTCACTCAAAGCCGTAGAAAGCAAGGTGATTTGTTTTTCCTCGGCTTTCTTTTCGATTTGCGATTTTTCTTTCATATCGTTTATTTGATTATAGGATTATTGAATACCCCGTGGGCGCACGATGGTTTCCAGTTTTCCGTCCTCATAATTCCGTGCGGCAGCCTGGCGAAGCTGGTCGTTCTTGGCAAGGACAGCATTTGCCAGCGTGTTCAAAGGCAATGCCCCGGTACGGTAGGCTTCTGCTACAATCGGTGACAACTGGATGGTACACGGTACTCGGTCTATCGTGGCAATCAACGTACTATCTTGCAATACAGGGTTTACTATACGTGGGTTCAGAGTTTCATTTGTATAGCGTCGGTACTGCACATTGTTCTCATTTGTTACGTTCAGTTTTCCCTCTGTTCGTTCTTTCAAGGCTCCGTGTCCTGCCTTATTCAACAAGTTCATACCTCCCAGGCCTATCAGGAGCATTTTCAGCAACGGGTTACGCACAAACATACCCGCCACAATGCTCGCTATCGGTAACATATTGTCTTCCAAATGCAATGATTCTGTCTTGCCTGTGAATATTCCCAGTAGAACATCAGGGAGCATGGCCATTACATAACCGAGATTGCCTGTGATATTACCTATGCCATCCAGTCCCAGCATACCAAGCAGTCCGCCCCAACCGTTTCCGTTTCCCTGTGCTACTTGCGCACTTTGTATCGTTTGTACATGTTGTTCCGCATCATTGGCAGGAACAACAGTTTCATGCTTCTCTTCTTTCATAATTTCATCCTGTTCTGTCCTGACCATTTTCGCTTTGTCACGTTGTTCCAAAGACTGCAAGTAGGCTTCTTCCTGTCCGGGAGCAACAACAATCGGCACATCCTTGTACCGTTCCTCATGTTTCTGTTCTTCCTTGCTCTGTACATTCGGCCACAATAAACCGCTATTCTGGTTTTGTGTCCATTCCATGAAGCCAAAGTCCATGACAGGGATTTTCTTTTTCAGTTGCTTGTTGTCTGTACCAATCGCCGTGTTCTCTTTGATTTGTATTTGGGCTGCCTCTTTGCGAAAATCGTCGAATACGTTTCTGTCTCTGCCGAACACTCCTTTACTGATGCACTGTTCTACTGAAAGGGTATCAGGCTTCTTGCCTTCAAAATGATTGGTGATGGCTGCAATAGCCACATCTGCACCGGTAAACTTTGCCAGTGCCGTCCATGAGCCAGTACCACCCATCATCAGGGTATCTGCGGCTGTGCCCAACATCCATCCCGTACCTTTTTCCCATCTGTTCGGGCGGTAAGCTGCTTCGCCTCGTGCCTCTATTTCATCGGTCAGCGGTGAACGGCTTAACGTCTGCGATAATCCCAGCAGACTCGATTCGGCAGCCTTTCGGATGATGTAGTCAGCGGAAGACTTGGGCATACGTTCTTTCACCAACCGGTCAATCATCAGTTCCTCTATCCGGTGGTCCATATAGGCATAGGCGAGGTCACAACCGAGCAGTTCTGACAACTCATTGTAACGTGCCCTTCCGATTTCCTGCACGACGGTATCCCGCCACTGCCCGGCCATATACGCAAGGTCTTGCTGCATTTCCTCGGAACCGGTAATCTCCGTCTTGCACATCTCGATATAGTCCTCTGTTGTTTTGGAGTTCCATTCGCCTGTGACCTTGAGTGCTTGATAGGGGTCGCTCATTGGTTGTGCCGAAGATGCCATCATACTGAGAATACCACCTAAAGAGGTGGAATATTCTTTCATTTCCTCTCCCTGATTCCGTATGAGGTCAGTCCGCGTTTTTGACATGATGGGTGCGATATGGCAGTTGAAATAGTCGTTCACGAGGCGTTCCATTTCTGCAAACCGTCCGCTATGCTTGATTCCGTCCATAGTGTATTATATGTTTATCCTATTCTATTCATTAATAATTGCTCTTTTGTCTGCTCGATGGCGTTGTGGTAAATTTCCATCTGTTTGGGATAAAACTCTTCCAGCCATACATCCTTCTCGATGTTGTCGTGAATGAAGCGTATCGCTTGTTCTCGCTCAATCTCCACCGATGCTTCGCCCTCTTCCCGGTTATTGAACCATGCTTTCGTCCACCAGCGCACACCGGCCCGGTCAGGATATACCGTGACTGCTCTCGGTATGTCAAAGCTCTGGATGTCTATGTCTAATTCTGCCAGTGGGTCAATGATACCACTATGGGTCAGGGCTTCGTCGTAGAGTTTTTTTTTACATCATCGCCCATCGTCGATAAGTACACGCCATGCCGTAGGGCAAGGTAATGCAGGAAGTCCGCAATGAGTAGGTTCTGCACCTTACAAGCAAGCGGCATTGCTTTATGTCCCAGTCCGAGTGGGTTGGATATACTTGGCATATTTTCATAGAAATATTCTTTGACTGCTCCCATTGTAAAGACATGGCGGAGTGACTGCTCCGTATGTGGAGGAAGTCGGTATGCACCACGCTGTAAGTCTTCCATGTAGTAGGGCAGGAAACGTAGCATCAATTCCTCTATTTCCTGTCTGTCCTGCTCGTAATCGGTGGTCAGTGCCATCTCCATGTTGGGAGATGTTGCCGCTTCGCCTCCATCAGCATGACACAATGCTTGGATATTCCCATACAGCATGGTTAGAAATTCCAGCGGATTCAGTTCCTCACCCTTGAAGCGTATCCCGATATGCAGCTTGTCACCGCTTAAAGCTACAGTCTGTCCGGCCTTGACACGCTGTCCGAACTGGGCGAAGACATTTGACAAATGCCCATAGGTCACTTCATACTCCCCATAGCGTATAGTTTGGCAGATGCCGAGTATAGGGTCATTGCCTATACCTGACACGATACCGCTGGCGACAGCCGCCAGCGTGTAGCACCGTACATCGAAGTCGATGCCATGATGAAAATATGTTTTTCCCGTTGTCGGATCGGTTTGTTCGCCGTAGCCGAGCGATAGTTTCACATCCTTGCCCTTCCGTTCTTCAAAAGGCATACAGTATCCACTTTCGGATTGCAGGATCATTTCTTCTGTATATTTCATTATGTGATTATATTTGATTCGTATTCTTATTCTTATCTTTTCATCCCTCCGCTATTCGTCTGTTCTTCAACGGGAAGAGCGGGTGTCTGTATTCGTTGTATGCTTCTCGTATCAGGTGTGCGGAAAATACCGGCATTGTTGCCGATAAGCATCATGCCGAGAAATGCACCGGCAATCTTGCCCAGCCAGCCGAAGCGTCCGAATATAAGAAATGCTGCTGCGACCAGTCCCGCTATACTCAATCCCGACACGTTACCCTGTCCGAGATTACGGAAAAAGTTACCGAACATATCGGAAACTCCGCCATTGGAGACTTGCCGTAGAAAATTCGATACTCCACCCAGTTTTGAGTCTATGCCGGCTACCGTACCGCTGACGGAACCGACTGCTTCTCCGGCTTTGCTTGTCAGTTCTCGCACACCGTCCGCTGCATCTGCAAGGGTATCCGTAGCTGATTTCCCTATGACCGCATCGCTTACGATATGTACCACGCTCTTATCTGTGGTTAGTTTCTCCCAACCCACATAACCGACTGCACCGCCGATGGCTGCGGTCTTGACGGCTTGTCCTGTGCCCCGTAAGGTTTGTGAAGGATGCAGTGCAGCATGTCCCATACTTCTTCCGGTAGCTTTTGCTGCTTTGCCGCCATATTTTAATATTGAATCCCAAATTCCCATATCATTACATTTTTAAGGTCTTACATTCTTTCCAATCTGTCGCCAACGTCGCTTGGCTGCGTCCACGATACTACGTTTATCGGCTTCGGGATGTGCACCCTCGTCGATTTCCCGCCAAATGTCGCCCATTGTCGTGTACTTTACCGCTTTGGTCAGTCGTTGCAGCTTTGTGTTCATTGTTTTGAGCTTTGGACGGATGCCAAAGACAATTTCCATACGCTCTTTTTCCGTCATCTTGTTCTCCGAAAGGCACGCTGTGCGTATATCGTTCACAATTTCCACGCTGTTCATCATCAGTTCCCTATAAATCTTGTTGCGCTGTGTGGATAGGGCTACGGCAAGCGTATTGGCTGGACTTCGCTTCAATTGTTTGGTGAAGTCGCCCATATTGTCTGTCAGCCTCGATACCTCATAATAGAACCCATAAGTTTGCGCCGCATAGCAGACTATTGACCGGAAAGAGTTTAGATAATTATTAAACTCTCGTTGCAGGTCTGTTGTCGCCTGCACTTCTTCTTTTGTCCAAATATGTCCGGTGGTCTGCATCAGCATGACCTTTTCCTGATTCTTCAGCTCCTTCTCTGCCTTTTCGGTATATACTGCAATCATTCCGGCCAGTACAGGGTCATTCTGCGCTTGTACCTCACCGATACCGGTAAGACACAGCAGTAATATACTTATCCAAATTGTCCATTTCATAACTGATATATTTTATCGGACGAGAGCTGCCGCCCTGTGCCAATGGGACAGAGCCATACGAGCTGCCTCACCGTTGTCACGGTCAAGCATTCCTGCCGTTACGTTGTTCCACACATCATTGAAAGTATAGTACCGTATGCTCAAATAGAGCAGATGCAACTTCCGGCTAAAATCCGATAGTTGGTCGTTCAACGCCCATAGCGTCTTGCTGCGTTCTGCCCCCGTAAGCATGTTTTCGTTGCTACCTTTGGCCACAGCGTCATTCAGCAATGTAAAAACAGAGACAAGTTCCGTTGCTGTTTCTATATAGAGGTTGTTCATGTTCATACTGGCCACAATGCCCTGCGGATTGTTTTGGATGGCCCTGCCTAATTTTCCCAGCGTGAGGAAAATCCGCACACCGTCATTGTAGAGATGCGTACAGGCTTTCAGTGATGAAGCGTAACCGCTTGCTGTCTTGAGGTAACTGTTGTACTGCTTCTCCCACTTGTGGATTTGGTTGAACTCGGTAGCGATGCTGTTTTGGAGCAAGGCTGTTTGTGTCTGTCCCTTTATTTGTTTTTCAATCTGCCCGTTTATCAGTTCGTTACCTTCGGCCAATGCAGTCCATTCCAACGGATTGGAAGCCGCAATTTGGGCTTCTGCCACCTGTGGAAGCAGGCATACCAGCGAGGCAACCAGCCCCAGACTAATGATTCGTGATTTCATATATTCCCTTTTTTCGTTTGTTAGTTTCTACCCGTTCACGGATAATTGACACGAGGTCGTCCCTATGGAAGATACCGATCAGGTCAAGACGGGGCGTGTTTCTGTCCATTGAAAGGATACGTACGGTTTTCAGCCCACAAAATTGTTGCAGCAGGCTTTGGTGCTCTTGAAAATCCACGATACGATATAGCTCCATATAATCCACTTTGCGACGGATAATACCGTATTCACTGACAAGTTGTTCCGTGCCGATGCAATAACGGATTCGCCGCAGGTAGAGATAACGGTAGAGTAACAGTAACGAGAGTATCAAGGCAATTACTGTGGCAATAGCTGTCAATGGCAGCCCTTCCATGCCTCCGTACACCCATACAGTGCCGCACAGCACGAGAGTGGGCAGCTCGTTGATGACAAATTGCCCGGTATGTGGATGGATGACAATGGTTTTGTGACAAGTTCTCTGCATAGGTTTTATGGATTATCGGTGAAAACGGGAATGAAAGTCTTCTCTCATTCCGGAAAGAGAATTGGTTATATCCACTTCCAACCGGGCAAGTTCTTCCCGTATCTTGTACATTTCCTGAAAACCCTTATCTGACATTCCCTGGTCATTGGTTTCAAAGGAGAATATTACTCTGTCCGCACGTTCAAGACGCTTTCGCACAGCCTCATGGTCTGCTTCGTCGTATAATCCGTTTCGGATATGTTCCGGATTGACTTCGGGCAAATCGGACAAGGCATGATTCAGCGTGGCTTTACCGCTGATTTCCCAATCGTCAAGGTTGTCCTTCTCTGGTTTTATCCGTTTGCCGAGTAGCTGGTCGTTCCAATCCTTATAACCCTCTGCGGCAGATTCATACAAGATGCATCCTGTAGCTTCCGGACCGGAAATGGAAGCATCAATCGCTTTTTCGATGGCTTCCAGATTGCTTCTCATTTTCTCTAATTCTTCCTCACTGGCAGAACCTTCGTCACGAGCCATTTCGTACTCATCCATACAAACCATTCTCATTTCCTGTAGATAGCCGTCACCAATTCCCATGTCGTCACGCTCCCCATTCTTCAAATTTTGTTTTGCATCATTTATACCCAGTATGGCTGTAATCTTTTCAAAATTGAATGGTTCAAGTTCTATTTCATACTGTGAATAGTCTTCGCTGTTGTTCTGTACAATCAGTCTGCCGGTTTGTGACAGACAGGTGGAGAAGTTCCAGCCTGCATGAGTGAGAGCAAAGTGGATAGCATAGACTTGTCCGGCACGGTCATGATCGAAGCAAAGATGATGTGAGGCATGGGGAGTTGCTTTTATCGCTCCTTTGAATTGCTGCTGGCTCGGTGCCCCTCCGGTAGAGATGAATACCGCCTTTCGCAGATCCTTGTTCTGTGCCTGATGAAGTTGGTAATATGCCATCGCATCATAAGCACTTTCGAACCAATAGATATGTTTGGCGGAGGTGAGAGAAGTGCGGGCAGGGCTGGCAATCCACAGTCCCTCGCTTGAATTGCTCCCTGCGGCTTTGCCTTTGTAGCTGCCGCTCCCGTCCATACGGGCACGTCCTCGTTCTTCAAGTCCCACAATCGCTCCGTCGCCTTTGGGCAGGGTTAGTGGAAAGGACAGGTTCGTGTAGGTCGCACCGTCCTCCCGATGTTTCGTAGCCAGATAAAAATGCCGATGGAAGGCATATTGTGTATAAAGGTCGATACCTCGGCTTTTAAAATAAGGATAAAATTTTTTCTGCGTTTCCCGATTCTGCGGATTGAACTTATGAATGTCGTAATCCGCTATGTCAAATGGCTTTACATCTCGTTTAGGGTTCACTATTCGGGTTTTCCGTTCAGTGACAGGAATGTTCAGTAATCTGTTACAGACAAGATTCACCAGTCTGTCTGGAGACATACCCGCATGGTACTCCGTGAAAAAGTGCGGATGCTCCTTGATGAAGGAAATGATGTTATAAACTTTCTGTTGTTGTGCGTGGAAACAGCATTTTCCTTGTTGTGTCACAATAAATTTGTCACCACGGATACGTCTGCCGTCGCTGTCCAAACGAACATACGAGGGATAGCGCAGACCGTCACGACGGTTCAGGTGATACCCTGCGTCAATCAATACGTCCTGGATGTTTAGTCGTTGCAGAAAGTCATCGTATGTAAGGTCTCCGTCTCTCATAGGTTTACCTCCCTCTTCTCATTTCATTAATATCTTGATTCATCTGTGCCTCGAAATTACGGATGGCCACATCTCTCGGTGTATCTACGCCGGGCTTGAAGTATGGATGTGGCGGTCCGCTGAAACGTTCGCCATAGAACTCCGGAGAGTGGTGGTGATGGAAGCCATGTGCGACTTCCGATGCCACCACAGCACCGGCGGTAAGGGCAGCGAATATCTTCACGCCAAGCCCCTTGTTCGCTTCAGGACGTGTCTTCATATCCACCTCGTTGAAAATCTTCGAAAAAAGTTTCATCCGGTGGTAATCATCCACAGCAAGAAACTTGTCGTAGTCTTTCTGGCTGATTTCGTGGCTGATGACCTGTCCGTCAATAACAGCGGACATCTTGTATTTACCCTCCGTCTGTGCCGGTTGCACGGCAATGTCACTGACCTCTACTTCCCGGCCATGTTTCTCCTCACGATACCAGCCTTTGCTTTCGTTGAGTAGTTGCAGGTCACGACCGTCCACGGCTGCACCGATACTGCCCTGTATGTATTCCTGCCGCATCGGAGTTTCTTGCTGCATGAATAATTCTTGTTCCTGCCGCTGCCGTTCTTCCAGTTCATGCCGCACTTCGGGATGCAGGCCGATACTGATGCGTTGTTCGCTGTTGAGCTGTTCCATCGTTACTTTATCGGCAAAGTCCGCTCCGATAATGCCGTTCAGCAGATCCAGCCGTTTCTCTACAGGTTGTTCCTCGATGGATGCGGTAGCCAGTTTTTTCACTTCTTCTTCCGTCAGGTCATAGACCATATCGACATTGACACTTTCCGATTGTACGGTCAGTGTCCTCCGTTCCATATCCACGATAAGACCGTGCGAAGTAAGGCACTCCGACCATTTCTCGTTGGAAAAATAGACTGGTGAAGCAATCAACTCCTTGTATGCTTGTGCCGGTTCCTTGCTGCGCGGACGGCTGACAAGCGGTGTAATGACCTCCTGCAAGTTCTTCAATACATCTTGCTGTACAATGGGTTGCTCCTGTTGACCGCCTTTGTAGTAAAAGCCGTAGCCACCCGATTGCAGTTCGCCGGGCTTCATGCGCCCGTCTGGGCGTTCGGGTACGATGGATGGCCCCGGAAAGAAAAGCTGCCCACCAACTCTGCGTAGGTGGAAACCCCACTGTTCGCGTGGTGTCCAACCAAGGAATGGAGGGGGCATACCCAGTCGCCCCATGTGTCCGTACTCACCAATACCGATGCGGTAGCCATGTAGCCCCATCGCCACGCGACCGTTGGCATTACGGGCATGGACGAAATTTTTCGGCATATAGAAATCTTTTCCTATGATACTCGTGAGTATGTTGTAGGCTTTCTTGTTGGCCGTATTCGTTCCCCAGTCCGTCAGAGCCAACATCTGTCGTTCTGTTATAGGATAGACCAATAACGGTGAATCATGCCCTTGCACAATCAGCCGGTAGCCGCCTCCGTCAAATGCGACATGGGCTTGAAGTCCGTTACGCATCAGTAGATTGCGCATTTCGGGTTGCAAGTCCATCTGCCGAGGATTAGTGTTTGTTCGTATCGTCATAGTCTGATGTTATGATGGTTACTTGTTATGCGTTGCCGTATTTCATAGCCGCTTCCAATTGTTCGTCTTTGAAACGGACAAACCCGGCGGCAGAATCTTCGCAGACCGTGAGTCCTTTTTCCTCACAGTAATGGGCGTACTCCTCCTGCCACTCGGCAGAAAAATGATTGATGTAATCGAGCCAGCCGTATTCGCTGCTCTGCATCTTCTCGACGAGAATCTCTTCGGGATAATATTTCTGTTGTGCCATACGCTTATATTAAATAGGTTTTATTTGTGAATACCTGCCATTCGGTTACGCTCACCGCTTTTCTTCTGTTCGTTCCACAGTTCTTCGGTGTATTCCTCCTCTGGAACGTAGTCGAGATTGCCGTCATCATCCATCACCCAGCAACCGTAGCAACCGAAGGTGTACTTATCCCATTCACGCTTGGGTTGTTCTTTCCATTTCTGCGCGTCACCTGCGCAGAAACGGATGCCCGTCTTGTTGTGAAGGTCGATGCCTACCGTGACAGGTTCACCATCCACTGCCACCGTCAGAGGCTCACCATGCTGCATTCCGTTTACTTCTACTGTACCTAAGTGCATTACCTCTGCCAGCACTTTCAGGTTACGGGCGATGATGGGTGTCGGAACATACATCACCTGTTTTGTTTCCTCGTCGATTTGCACGAAAGCTTTACTGCGTCGTCCGTCCGCCATAGCCACGTCTGCAATGATGGATTTGCCGTCAAGCAACTGTTTTTGCTGCTCCTCGTTGTAGCATTCCAGTGGTGACGACTTTAGTGTGGGATAAAAGACCACATCCACCTCGCCGCTATCCATACGGATAAAGGCAAACCGACTGCGACTCTCGATTACTTCGCCATTCTCGTTAGTGACACGCATGGGCAGTACCGGCGAGTAGCCGCCTTTCCCGATTTCTTTCAGGATACACAGGGGCAAATCTTCAATCATTTCTTGGGTAAGCCCAAAGCGGGCCAATGTCGGATAAGGCAGTTCGTTGAACTCAAATTGTTCTTTTTTCATATTCTGAACGATGTTATAAAATTATACTCAGCAAATATAGAGCGATTTCTTATCTGATGACTAAAACATTTCTTTATAAGTGATTATAAAGTGGTATTTTTAATGTTTTGAATATGATTTTTCGCAAATAATCATATTCAAAATTGATTAAATAGTTATATTTGGAGAAAAAACAGTCGGCAATGGACAGACCATAAGAAGAGCGTGCTAACTTTGCTGCCATGAGAAAGATTTTATTATTGATGATGACGGGTGTCTCATTATGTATCACGCCAGCCAAAGCACAATTCAATACCGTTGCCGTTACCCCAACACGCTACAAGATGGAGGTATTGGATATGGGGTTAGACCAAGCGGAACCGGCATCCGAAAGCGAGATTTCCGTACAGGAAGTTTCAACAGGTATCCCGGTATCCGCAGATATGGATAAGAAAAAGTGGATGGATCGTTACTTGAGTGTAAGTTACCCGTTACGTTATATCAAGGTCACTTCGCCTTATGGCTACCGTAAGGACCCGTTTACGGGAAAGAGTAAATTTCATGGCGGACTGGACTTGCGCGCACGTGGCGACAAGGTGATGGCCATGATGGAGGGTGTGGTCGTGAAGGTCGGACAGGACAAGACTTCCGGCAAGTATGTAACCTTGCGGCATGGTAGGTACACCGTCAGTTATTGTCATCTCTCTAAAATTCTTATCGTCAAAGGGGCAATAGTTCATCCTCGTGATGTGGTTGGCATTACCGGCTCCACAGGACGCAGCACTGGCGAACACCTGCATATCACCTGCAAACTCAATGGCAGGAGTATCAGCCCCTCGCTTATATTCGATTATATCCAATCCATCCGGCAGGAGTGTATATCAGCATTGGCAGGTTTGTAAAAGAGAAGTGAAAAGGGCTGAAAACGTTCCGGTTACTTTGTCATCCGTTCAATAATATGGGCAATATGGTTGCCCCAGACGTGTATTTGTACAAGGAGCATCGAAGGCATGGAGAGCGTCTTGCCATAGAAGATAGCCGCCACTACTTTGCCACCGCACCGTTCTATCTCTTCCTTGTAATCCACCACGCTTTGCCCGGTTGTCAGCACATCATCTATGATGATAATCTCTTTCCCTTTGATTTTTCCGGTAATGAGGTAGTTTCGTTCGAGGATACGCTTCTCTCCACCTTTGGCCTCATGCAGGCTTTCTCGTGCATCGCAAATATCAACGTCGTACAGTCCTGAAGTTAAATCCTGTCGGTGCTTTCCGATGTACCAGTCGAGCCGTTTGAACCGTTGACCGTATTTTATCCAGTTGCTACACGGCATGAACATTATATGGTAAGGTCTCTTTTTCAGTTGCAAGGCATTCATACACGTTTTAAAGAACTCGATTCCGTGTATATCTCCTTGTTTGAACTGGTAGATGGAATGGCAGAAAGCCTTCTGTTCATCATTGAGCAGCGCATTGTATCGTGACGGATAATAATATCCGTAAAAGGAGATTCGGATGCCTCGTAACTTGAACGGCTTATGGGGAGAATGGCCATCAAACCGTTCGGGATGCAAGAGACAGAACATACGGCAGGCTTTCCGATGACCGGCCATTACCGCCAGACGGCAGTAACGTTCACGTTCCTCGCTCTTTTCGGTCAACCGTGCGGCGGCGAATGCCGCTTCTCCTGCTTTTCGTCGCCAGTAGCCGATAATATACCACAATGCCCCAATTGTGAAAAGCAGGAGTATGAACAATAGTCTTGCATTCATCGTATTTTTATTTGAATGAAGCAGCCCGTTTCAATCTGGTTATTTACAACATTACGGTGTATTTCGACATAATCGGATATGGGGGTTGTGGCTTCATTATTTATATCAAATTCGTTTTCACTCACTTGCAAAGTTAGCAAAATCGTGGCACTAATCTAAAATAGCACCGATAATTTATAAGCCATATCACTTTTATATCATAAAGTCTTACCCATACAATTTCCTCTTTTAATTGTACATGCTCAACTTTTATAGAAGATGTTCGCCCTGACCGGTACACGGCAAATGGCATACAAGTCTGCTATATGCTGTGTACCCGTCTTTGGGGCAAAGCAAGGACGATGGCACATTTGCCACAAGTGTCAATCAAGCCAATCTGTTGTCCTTGCAGCGACCTCTGCTATCTGTTCTTTTGTAACCGGCAATGCCGTCTGTTTGTTTTTATAGCTTCGCCCCACACCATCAGCGGAGCGTCACAGGACTTGTCCGCAAGAGACATTCACTCACCTTATGGCAGCAGAGCTGCTATGGGGTGAGTGAAAGACTCTTTACGGAAGCCAAACATGAAAAGACCGTACACCTCGGTCACAAACTGCCAAGGCTTACGCTTCGCCAGATTTGAGACTAAGTTGTACGGTCACTTCATCGGGAAGTTTGGACCGGCAAGCCACAGACGCTCCACTGCCCACCCATTCCTTTTATAAATCTTGCACCTATTCTACATGTCTATATGACAACCGCCTGTAGTAAGAAAGCATATTCTGTTTGTCGGTTAGCTCTGCTGTAGTCATATTTTCCGCAAAGTAAGCCGCCTTTTACCAAACATCAAATCGCCACTATCGCTGGAACGAAAAATCTTCCTCTGACACGTCAGAGCGTATTTCTTGTCCCCGTTTTGTCTTATCGGTATTCTTGGGCGGCAGTTGATGGCAGAAAATATCCCTCAGCAGGCTGAACAGCCTTCAAAAAGAGGGAAAAAGAAAAATTATCAGAGTTATGGCAAAGACGATAGACATAGAACTTCAAAAACAGTTGGACAAGCCACAGGCATGGTTCTGTAAGTATTTTCCTGCACGCATACGCAATGTGAGTGAGCGTGAGATAGCAGACCGCAAGTTAGTCTTTGATTTCAAGGATGGACGGGCATACGAAGAGGTTGCTCAACGCACGGCAGCCAACATGACCGAACGTTATGGAACATCATGTACTAACATTGTATTTTCTCCCGTACCGGCATCCACCGATAAGAAGAACGAGATACGTTACAAAGCATTCTGCCAAAGAGTATGCGAACTGACGGGAGCTATCAATGGTTATGACTATGTATCAGTGAGTGGTGAGAGGCTAACCATTCACGAAAACCGTAAGGCAGAGAAAGAAGTCCGTAAGGTAAACGTCATTGAGTTTGATTCGGCTTTTTTCAACGGCAGGTCTGTGGTAGTCTTTGATGATGTGATAACCAAAGGGCTGAGTTATGCTACCTATGCCAATCAGCTTGAAAGCCTTGGTGCTAATGTACTCGGAGGTATATTCCTCGCAAGAACCCATTACAAAGTGAAATAATATGACCCAGACAAAGTATGATAAGGCAGTGTCCGTTTGCTTCAGTGGACACCGCAATATTCCATTCCTATACAGGAAGCAACTGAAGCTGCAATTAAAGGCAGCGATAACCAAGGCATACGCTGGAGGTTATCGTCATTTTTACTGTGGTTGTGCCATGGGGTTTGATATGCTGGCGGCAGAAGTTGCTCTTGCGTTGCAGTCCGAATTGTCAGGTCTGCAAGTTATTGCCGTAGTACCGTATCGCGGACAATCCGAGCGGTGGAACGATGCGATGAAAGCCCGGTATGATACTATTCTCTGTAACTCGGATGATGTTATCATCCTGAGCGAACACTACTACCATGGCTGTTTGCTTCGACGCAACGACTATATGGTTTTTCACAGTTCGTCTCTTATTGCCTGGTATGACGGCAACCCCAAGGGTGGTACGTTTTATACTTATCGTAAGGCTACAGCGAATGGACTAAAAGTTCTAAATCTCTATGGCAGCTCAATCGTATAACAGCCATCTTGTTTTCGCATATTCCGAGCCGTAGCGTTAACTCCTTTGCCATTCATGTAAAGGCTGTTTTGTCAGCCATAGCGTGATATGGCAAAGTACGCTATTAGTTCTGATGTATTGCCCGGCTTTACCTATGTGCCGATTTAGTTGGTGTTGCTGTATTTTTATATCTTCGGAGGCTCCATCCTCCTTATATCTTTCTCTACCTTTTTTAGTATTCGGCTTAAAAAGTAATATACTTGCCTTACTTTTCGCCTATTTAGCATGTTTAGGGCACGTCTTTTATAATAAAAGTGCAGCAATTGGTTGCTGCACTTTTGCTATAATATCTATTTGTCATATTAGACCTTCCCGTACACCGTCCTCATTTTTCCGTCCACCAGCACCTTATTTGACCGCACAATCCAAGCTCTGCCGTCATTCAATCCGCATTCCAATGCCTTTTCGCCGCCGCCGATTAGTACCGGAACGGTTGTCACTGTGATTTCGTCCGCCAGCCCGTTATCCAAGAGTAAAGCCCCGATTTCCTCACCGTAAGCCACCACCATACCGTCGCCGTCTTCCTTCATCTGTCTCAGTTCTGCCACTGCATCTCCTTGGATAAACTTCACTCGTTCATTCTCCGTCAGGTCGATGCCGCCGTTCGTCACAACCAAAGTCTCTTTCGCCGTAATCGGCCAACCCAAATGGTTCATATAAATACGCAGGTAAGTTTCTTCGTCAATCAGCACACAACTGGAGGCATCCACAGCCGCATCAAAATGCTTGTCCGAAGGAGCCGGACAACCGTCGATGGACTGGTACACGTGCAAGGAAATCTGTTTCATATTCAATGTGTTTTTAAGAATTATGTCCACCTTGCACCCTAAAGGACAGCATGAACCCACGCTATTCCGGAATAGAGGTACTGCCATACCTAAAAGGCAGATAAGCAAACCCTTGCTGTATAAACATACAGTATGAATATTTTGCTATACATCTTGTCTTTTTGATAAGTGTCAGTTTTCTATTCCAAGACGTTCAGTGAACGTATAAATATATATATCAATCTCCGCCTGTTTCCAAGCTGAGTATGAATCTTCCATGTCACGACAATGACCGTACCCGAAAGTACCGTCTGCTGTCTTCATTTTGACAAAGATAACGAAAGATTGGCGGATAAGCAAACAAAAAACATTGTTTTTCTGGTTGCCTGTTCCGAACTGCATTCTGCCTTATCAAAAAGACTTACTCATTCCCCATGATTTAATACAGTCGTCATTCTGCAATTATCAAGAGATGGGCCAATCCATCCGATTCCACCTCCCTTTATAGTTCACCTTCCTCCGATATAGTACGGGCAATCCGTTCCGGTTGTCCGTTACCCTGTTTTAACACCCCTGTTTTACAGTTTTATTCATCCCTTTCTATTTGATTGTCATTTATTATCGTTTTGCTGCTGCCGTGCGACCTCTCG